TCATTTAGTTCAATGCTAACGATATTCGCTGCTGCGATCAGGTCGGCAGGAATTTGCTCACGCTCGACCTGCTCCTGGCTACCATCTTCAAGTTCTGTTGTGTAACCCATATTCTTATTCTCCCTATGCCTTAATAAATCCGCGAGCTATTTGCTCTTCACGCCAATGCTCATTACATAACCTCTTACGAACCTTAATCCAAGCTAACGTTACCCTGTCCGTATCCGGCTCTTGAGCTAGATCTTTATCACAGACCTCGCACCTATGAGTCTTCGTAGTAGCTTTCTGTTCACTCGGAGCTGACTCAGAGGAAACAACCACAGGGGTGTCGACAAGCTTAGGATCTGGCTTACTCAAATCCTGTGCCCCGATAACATCTTGAATGGCAGCTACGGCATCCTCAACCACAGAAGGGGTCTCAGTAAAGACTCCGGTAACCTCATCCACCACTCCGTCAGGAACCTCATCAATAACCTCTGGTTCAGGTGCCTCAACCGATGCTTCTTCAGTGGTTACAACGGGTTCCGGAGCAACATCTTCCACCGGGGTGTTAGCCTCAGGGATATCGCCGGTTTCCTTAGGCTTTAGGTGATCCTCAATCAAAGTAACTAGCTCGCTCTTAACGATGTTCCCCGCAAACTTAATCCCAAGGTCTCTAGCCATCTTCTGAAGAGTAACCTTGTCGTGCTGAATGAGTGGGATCTCCTGTGGGGTAATCTCAGGTAGGGCACCACCAGACTGAATTGGTGGAATGACAATGGGTGTCTCGTCACCATCGTAACTGGGGATCTCTCCGAAGTCCTGAGTTTCCTTGAACTCATCAAGCCTTGAAACAATAGACTCAAAAAGAACGAAGTAATCAGCCTCAGAGAATGAAACGTCGATCTTCTCAGGAGTCGCATTAAGGCGGTCCTTTAAGAACGGCTTATCAGGCGTTGGTTGGAACGTAAGACTACGCTTCTGAACGCGCTTACCAGCCTCTGCCTCATAGTGAGTGTCCATCCAGCCAACAAGATCGAAGTCGTTGAAGATTCTCTCCTTGACCTTTCCTGACAACTGAAGCTGATACTCACGGCGCTGAACGGCATCATTTCCGGCACCCTCAGTGATAATCTTGTCTTCGTAGTGGCACAAAACAATCACGTTGATCTTGAGGTTCAATAGGCGAGTGAGCAACATCTGCATCTTGCTATCAAGATAGCCCCATGCCTCGAATCCTCGGAAAGCTGCCTCGTTGGGGTTCTTTAATAGCCACTCATCCTGGACCTTCCGCTGGAAAGCATCGATGGTATCAATAACGATTGTGTCGAAGTGCCGAGCCGCCAGCGGGCGGTTACATTCAGCATCAAGTTCAACTAAAAGGTCAAGCATCTGCTTGCTATTAGAAATGTCTACGAACTGAACACCACGGTCAGCAACTGAGGCTAGACCGCCCTCACAGTTTGCATACAGAGCCCGAGGGAAATAACTCGACCAGCGAGTCTTACCAACACCGGGACCACCGATGATGAGTGCTTTAATATGAGCAAGACCACCGGGTGCATACTGCTCCAGCCCCGTCGTTTGTATACGTAATCCCATTAATCCTTCTTCCTTGGTGAATAGCTTAATGATTCCATGAGTGCCGCCGCCTCACAGGACGACACGCCCGAACAAACTAAGATTTTTGGTTATCGTACTCTGCTACTAGATTGGAAAGACTTTCGAGGTCCACATTCTCATAGTCAACTTCGATACCGCGCTTCAGCGCATTCCGAATAACCTTACGCTCCCGCTCGGTAGTTCCACCCCAAACCCCTTGGTCATCCTGAGGATCAAACTTGAGAGCATACTCCAAGCATTTCCCACGAACATCACATAAGCCACATGTGCCCGTAGCTGACTTAGGCTGAACTCCCTTAGATGGGAAGAAAATGTCTGGGTCGACCTGCTGACAGAGTGCATCGACATCCCACTCCCGACCTATACGCAACTCTAAAAGCGACTTCATAAATGAAGAGGAATTAGATCGGCCATGGACTTCACTACCCACAGCACTGGGGGAGAACAGGGAAATCTCTCTTGAGAGAGTACCAGAAAGCATAATTAATCATCCTCTTCTTTGGGAAGACCAAGGCCACCGCAGAAATTTCTGAAGTCGCAGAACTTACAATTCTCACCACTGATACTCAAGGGATAAATATCAGCCTTGACTAGTGCTACGAACTGTTCTACAGCAAGCGCAAACCGCTGGTAGTCAAGGGTTTCCCTGATACCGCCGTCATTGTATTCGACGGTTCTAAGGTTAACCCAGCGGAATCTTCGCTCAACTCCCTGGAACCTCTCGAATAGATCAGCGCCGCGCTTCTCCCCGAAACCATCTTCACCTCGGAAGCCTTGCCAAAACTCAAGCTTAGTGGTCGCATAACAATAGGCTGACCCCTGCATGTTGTGGCGCAAGTACTTCTGTTCCTTACCGCTCTTAAAGTCGTCCACAGAGAGAACTAACTTGGCCTTACGGGGGCGCTCAACCAAACGGTCGATTGAACCCGCCAGCATATGCGGTTCATTCAGATCAGCATCCCAAGTTCCATCGATGGGAACTATAAAGCTGTACTCAAGACCGAGTACGGTATGCTGGTCGTACGGGAAGTTATCATGGTAGCTACGCAAGGCGGCAATACCCCTGGCGCGCATCTCGGAATATCCCTGCCTGGGTAGCCAGCCATCGTTCGGTACCGGCTCACAAATCTGCTCTATGTTCATTGGTTCCCAATAGTGAACGAATGTCTCTAAAGCAGTCCTAAGCGCAAGCGCCCGAGCGGCCTTCATCTCTTCCGACCGAGGCTTGTAATCTATTTTAGCCTGGTGAATCAGGCGTTCGTACACGTGAATCGCATAGTGCATGACTGACCCATAGGCCGAGGCACTATTTGAAGAGGAAGCTACGCCCGCGCGGCGATATCCATATTGAGCTGGACACCTAGCCAGGGCGGAAAGGTCGCTTTGATGTAAAAGCAATGTGACTCCAAGATTCTGAATGAATCAACCATAGCATCAAGGTCTGACAATTCTCTGCCAGGAACTTCTTTACTATAGCAGACATCCCGCCCCGTAAATTATGTCAGGGGCGGGATGTCGTTGGAGCAAGGAGAGTTAGCTGTGCACTCCGGTCCCTAGAGCAACCTCTTCACCCTTGGCAGTGTCAATAACTGCATCAGCCAGCGAAGCTACATGCTCAACATCACTCACGACAGTCCCGACCGTAGTCCCAAAAGCTGTAGGATATGCCGTAACAGCAGAAACTAGAGGTGAGAGCTGATTGGAAACGTTCGTTACTAGTGATTTCTCATGAGTAATGATTACTGCCGCATCGCTCTGAAGCTTAGCAATTTTCAAAGCAGTTCGCTTGTTAGCGTAAAGTAGCTGCGCAGCACCTGACACGATCAAGGCTACCACAGGGACGGATGCCTGAACCGCAGTCAGGTGGGACCAGTTGACATGAAGATCGGTCAGGACAAGTGCTACGGCAGATAGAATGTGAACCAGAGTAGTTGACCACCATTCCGAAGTGGTCCAACCAGGCTTAATATCAGTAGAGAGAGTAGTCATGACTTCCTTTCAATCAGTGGACGTGCTTGAATATCCAAATAACACCCACGATTATTCCAATAACAATTAGGACTTCTAATAACATTGTATCACGTCCCTCCTTATTCAGATAAGTGACGCTCTGCAAGTTCCTTCACACAGTTCCAGCCACAGTACCAGCGTCCATCTGGACCATCTGAGAATGTTGCCTCAACTTTTACCCATCCACGTTTAGGTCTACCGCGACCCTTAGGGCGTCCGCAGTCAGGATCATGATACTCTTCAAGGAAGAACTTACCCTCTATATCCATGACATAAACCCCTCGGGCTAAACTCCACCAACATGAGACGGGTCACTGTATTGCCCAGACCTGAAAGCGTCGGTCGAAGCGGGAGACGGTTCACCTGTGGTAGCTTGGTGAATTCTAGTAATGTCATCACGCATCGAGCTGCCGTGGTTTGCTGTCGTCTCCGCCAACACCTGCTGTATCATTTGATGATTGAGGCTAGACACCTGCTCTAGACCAGCGATGCGCTCAATAATACCTATCTTAGCCGGTACCCCAAGACGAGCTGGCTCCCCGTAGAAATCGCTGAAGAAGTAGTTGAACTTCTTGAATGTCTTAAAAAGATACCGAGTAGTAGCGGCGAAAACCGTGATGAGAGCTGTAATAACAACAGTAGCTGTGGAGATGAATTCAACCGTATTCAAGAAGTTGGACACTATTTCACCTACGTCGCTCGGGGAGGTTTGCCATAGTGTCTATATCGGCAAATAACCTAGGCTATGAAACAGTTCCACTACCACCTGGGCTCTTTGTCTGGATCGTATTACCAGTATTAACCTTAGTAGTACCTATTACTCCACTTAGCGCCATCAGATATCCAAATCCTGAACCGGAAAGCCCAAGCTGGCGATGAAATGCTTAATTAGAATACCCTCGAAGGTCAGGTGGAACTCGACCTCATAAGAACCTAAACCGCTAACAAGTGAACCAACATAGAAAGTACAGTAGGCCCCCGTATAAAGACCATTAGCTAACTGACGCCAACGATAGACGCTAGCAATACATAGTGGAGGTTGCTGTGGTACGGATGTTATATCCGTAAGTATCTCTGAACCAAAGGAAAAATGAGGCTTATCCGTGAAGGCGGCACCGAAAGTAAAACACTGGGGCTCAATTACCGTTCCCAATCCGGTTGCGGTATAGCTAGAAAGAACCCGTCCGGGGCGAGCCGAGTTCTCTTGTACCTGAGCGACCTTTGCACGGCGAGATTCCATGCTATTGAAAACATCATTCTGCGCCATGGTTAGAGTTTCCCTAGCTCGGTAAGATACAACTGAGTTTCTTCAGACAGATTCGCCGGATCAAACGCCCAGTTAGAGAAGGCGGAGATTCCCAGCCAGTGGGTATCTAATTCATAGGTCCACTTACCCGTCTCATTGTCGAGCGAAGAAGTTATACCAATCACGTAATGCTGGTCAGCCGCTTCAGTTACTCTTTCTATAACAGTTACCTGGTCATCAATTTGAATCTCTGGATTTCCGGGGATCGTTATCTTATCAGTGTAATACGTGAATAGCTGGCGAAGTGCGATGAGATCGGCCATTTTCTGGCATTCCTCTTCGGTGGTAAAGTACTGGTCGGACCAAACACCGACACGCCTAAACCCAGTTGGGGGTAGGTTGTAAGGATTGAAGCCCGCAGTTACGGCTCCAAATGACCCTCCAATGTTAGCAACAACGATACGCTCTCGCACATTGCTACTATCCAGTGTCGTCGTAAGGGAGATGATGGTTTGGTTCTCATCGATAACAACTGAGTCGGCAGTCCTACTGCCCTCTGTTAGAATACGATGACCAGGAAGAATCAAGTTATTTCCAACAGACCAAATGTTGGGGCTTCTGAAGATGAATCCACCAGTCTCATCACAATAACAAATGAATCCTAGGATGTCCCGGATATAACTGACGCCATCCATGAGTGGTTTCTTATCAAAGACATCATACGGTATGTCAATCCCAGCATCCAGCGGGCCTGCACCTGCACCTGCAAAAGTTCCTGACTTCTCTATATCTCCCCATAATGCACCCCTAGCAAGAACGGGATCAGGAGTTGGGGGGTAGACGTGCCTACCACCATCGCTATCTAAATAGAAGTCGTTGGTGTCATCTGGCCACCAGAACCCAGCATACGCAGCGAACATCTCAGGGATATCGCTGAAGTCCTGGTAGTTACCCTCGATGTGCGTACCACCATCGGTGTAAGTGGTAACCCCAGTGGCAACCTGGAAGTCCCTAAGGGCAGCCCTGTATCTAAACGGACCTATACCAGAATTCCACAAGTCATGGAAGGTGATACGCACATGAGAAATACCACTGAATGTAGGTAGTGGAATTACAGTTGTTGAATCTGCTGCCACTGAAGTGGAAAGCACATAGGGTACATCGCTACCGTTGGGAGCTGACACCGGGTCTCTGGGGTTGTAAGGTATGACAGCGCCACCCTGCCAGTTCGTTCCATCTCCAACTGAAACAAATACCTGATATGGGCCACCCTTGACGGCTATTCTAAATGCGCTAACAGTGCTACTAGGAATAGTACCCTCGACGTATTCAAAGGCATAATCTGAAACCGGGCTACCGTTACCAATGGAAAGCCAGTATGTATTTAAGTCGCCATCGAATGAATCAGTTGCATGATGACCGTGCTCGTTACCGTTAGCTCCAATATAAGGTACATCTGAATCGTGGAAATATGTAGGATGAACCCAGGCTGTAGATACGTGTGCTATAGGGGGATTAGCAACAGGGTGCTTGTGAGAGAAGAGGACTGGATACATTCCCACGGGGATAATTGGCGGGAAGCAGATTTGATCGATAAGTAGGCGCATTGAATCGCGCGCCGTTACGGTAATAGTCTTGTCCGTATTAATTTCGATCTTATCAATGAACCAAACACCAGAAGGTGTCATATGAGTATCTAGATCAGGAGGAAGATCGCGATCAATACCATAACCTTCATAAGTCTTAATCATCGCATCAGGGTATAGCCGGTTAGTCCAGGCTGTGGGTGAATGATCCCAACGGTTACCCCCGCTTCCCCTATGGAAGTCATAAAAACCAGCTTGATCAACGGCAGTATCATCCGGATCTGGAGCCACACCAAGAGGAAGTGCGCGAGTGTTATAGAGAACCATCGTCAAGGTCCCGGCATCCTGACCAATGCTACGATTCCATGTAATAGACTTTATATTAGGAAGCTCACGAGGCGCATCTAGGTTACCCCAATAATATGATGCATAAGCATCATTACTATTACTGCTAGCCGTGAAACTATTATCTGTAGTTATGCTACCATCCAATGGCTTACGTGGGGTCCATGCTGAACCAACGTGGATGTTGGTGCGCTGAACAGTAGCTCTCGCGTAGGGCTTATTGCGCCCAGTATACTGGCCTGAGAGCCACGTGTCGTGTTGAGTGGTATCTTGTAGGAGACGCATTAAATTCTACCTATCATGAATCCTGTTAGGGTCCAATTAATTCTGGCAGAAGAGTGGTGTGCATTCTTTCGGGTAATCGTAGAAATGTCACTCAATTGAATAAGCCAGGTTTGATTGTAATGGTCAGTTACCTCTATGTTACGCCCATTGTCAATCCAAGTCTGGAACATATCAATCTGAGCCTGAGTCATAGACGTTCCAGAGAATGTCCAAGGCTGTGGCCCCTGGATTGCTGTCATTACACCCTGCGTGCCGTCCTGGGTAGGGATGGGTGTATCTTGGTCAAGTGGGATATCCGCAGCATCTTGCTGGTTGGGGTTTGTGTGGAATATGTAATCAGCAAGATTACCCTCTGGGTCATGGAATTTCCAACGTCCGTTAGCGCTCACGTTATTGTGTACGTTCCGGAAGTCTGAGCGCTATAGCCATACGCACTTCTGGCTGTAACGACAAATGTTCTAGAGCCAGCAGAAAGACCAGTAATGAGCTTAGGTGACGACGTGGTCACATAGCTCAGTCCAGAAGATAGATCTTGGACTACAAAGTCCAGCACGGCTCCACCACCAACACCAGCGGTCCAAGAGAGGGTAATCTGGCCAGAAACGCTGGTGTTACCTGATAAACCCGTAACAGCCGTGGCACGCAAGGTCGTATCAGAATTAGGAACACCAGCCTGAACCCTACAGATAACCTGAGCATCTACACCAACTGTAGTTGATGCCGTATCTAAAATGAATCCAATTTGAGGAACTAGTGTGTTTGTGAAAACTTGATCAATACAAACATCAGTACTTGGAATCTGGTTATCACTAAAGATCGCCCGACAGACCAAAACGCCTGACGTATCTACCTGCGTAAAACTTTGATCCCACGTAGATACATATACGGTGTCACCCTGCGCTAGCCCATAAAATGTGACAATCTCATCTATTCTTACCAAGCAATTCGAAATTCCCTTAAACGTTAGGATGGTTATGATTGCAGCCTCTGCATCGACTATCTGGAAATCTTGCCCTGTTGGAACATCTCCGACATATAACCCAGTGTTAGGAAAATCAACAGTGTAAGCCACGCCTCCCGTTAAGGTATCTTGCGCAACAGCGCCTGCATTAATCGAAGGATCATTAACCCCACGAGTTGAAGTTAAGATATGAGTAGACGCTGTGGGGTTCAAAATAGATGGAACTAGCAGTTGCCACACAGAACCATCCCAGGCATAAGGGGTCTCGGGAACCGTAGAGCTATCTACATAAATCATAGGCGGAGAGGTCGGGCTAGTTATAGCTGGGGTTCCCGAACCAAATTGAACCGGGGTTCCACCGCCTCCCGAACCATCTCCGGTTAAATGCCAGGTTCCTGAATCGTAAACCCAAATCTCCCACGGTGTAGTCGTGGTATCAGCATAAAGAATCGGAGTAGTTGGTGGAGTTGTGACAGCGGGAGTTCCGGCTCCAAACTGAATCGGTGCACTCCCACCAGCTTGGTTCCAAGCTGATGCTTCATACACCCAGATTGTAAACGGAACTGTAGTTGTATCTGCATAGATAATAGGAGTCGTCGGGGGAGATGTTACCCCAGGTGTACCAGCCCCGAACTGGATTGGAGCAGAGTCCACATCACTATCACCCGTTATGTGCCAAGCGCCAGAATGGTATACGTAGACTGACCATGGTGTAGTGCTCGTGTCCGCGTAGAGGACGGGTGGGCTCGTGGTGGAACCGGGTGCGCCAGAACCAAACTGAATAGCACTAGGAACTGTGTCGCTGTCACCAACTAGGTGCCACGCTGATCCGTCATATGCGTAAATATGCCAAGGTGTTGTAGAGCTATCAATGTAGAACTTAGGGAATGTGGGGGTAAGACCAGTTGGTGCACCACTCGCATGCTGAAACAGGTCGGATACAACCTCGATCCAGACGGCCGTATCCGTCTCGTACATCCAGGTAGCGCGAGGGGTAACACTAGTATCTAGGTAGATGGGAGGGAAAGTTGGGGTTCCAATACCTGGCGCACCACTACCAACCTGAACAATACCAGAAGGGGACGTCAAAGTAGCCACCGCAGCCTCTAGGGCAATAACGCCCTGGGTTGCATTGAAGATACCAACCTCCATGGGATTGAGGCGCCTAGCAGCCAACGGCGTCCCACCCAGGGCGCCATTATTCCACGTCTGTTCTACGTAAGGTGGAGTAGGCATATTATTCCTTCTTATAGATTAACTGGGTATAGGTTTTCGGCTGGATAAAGGTGTAACTCTGGATAATCAGGGTCTGGAATATCCAAATCCTGAACTCTCCCGAGAAGTAATAGGGTTAAAATATATGTGTGATGCTCCGGGTTTCGATTATCGTGAACTGGCGTTGCTTTTATTGATCTAAACATTACAACCCATTGTCGACCAATTTCGTCGCTCATGAAAACTCTATAAGGCTTAGCACACCAACTTCTTAAATCATTCAACTGAGCTAATGTTAACACATCACCTGTAAGAGTAACGGCTCGACCACGCTTACCACCCTCCCATAAAATAGGAGTTCCTACCGGAGATGTTGTAGTTCCTGAAGTAATAGTCCTCTGAGATGCCATCGTTGAAACCTGAGCTGGGTTAATCGGGAACGAGAATGATGTGTTAGTGGTAGGGTCATTTAGCTGGAATCGGAGCACTCCGTCAGAATCAGGAACTGGAGTTCCGGGAAGCATAAAGGTCGGAGGAAGCGGATCGTCATAGTAAGCAAACTGATCCGAAACAGTAAAGGTCCCCAATGTTCCTGATGTATACCCACTAGTACTATCTGTCATTAACAGAATATGACTACCTGATGCCATAAATGGAACCTGAATAGGTGAACCAATAAGATCTCCGTCAGAATCAAGCTGGCGGTCACCGAGTTGAGGGGTTCCGTCTATCTCAAAGGTAATAATTGCGTTAGGTGTACCACCTGTAATCGAAGCAATTAGAACGTTGGGCGTACTAGTAAGCACAGAACTCGTTAAACGTAGTTGAAGAACGGGAGCCTCTAGGTCATAAGTAAGGTGACCATCAAGCGGCTCCGAATAGTACCCTAATGAATGAACCCGGACGTAATACTGTTCTCCCGCTTTGATTGTCCACGCCAATACTGGACCACCAGTAACGGGAGTTATGGTATATCCATGATTTGGGATTATGGCAGATTGGGTAGAATCGTAAACAACTCCGGGTTCGGAAGACGTACCACGAAGAGCCATCGAAGGAAAATCTGCCGTAGTAGCAGGACCTCCTGCGGGGAGCGCGAAAACCTCCATGAATACAGGATCATTTGAAACAAAGCGAACGATGTTACCAGCCGGAACGGAGGCGTTTACTATGCGATACCAGATCGTTCCTTGGCTCAAACCACCAGAAGGTGCAGTTCCACCAAGAATATTCTCTCCAGATTCCCTACTTGAAGCTATAGTTGAAAAAGCAACCGTAACAGGAGATCCCCCGATATCCGCAAGATGATAAGTTATCATTGTAGCACTGGCTACATTATCGTTAGACGGTGGATTGTAGACAGCGGAAGTCGCAGAAGCGGAGCGCGTTTCAGCGCCCGATCCACTTACATCTATTGTCGTTGGCATATTAGGCTACGGTAATCTCAATCGTGTTGGTATCAAAACGTAAAATCTGATTAGCTGCACTAATAGTTGCAGATCCCGTGATTGTTCCAGAATCTAGTAAGTCGCTAGTCGCATGATCAAAGAAAGCCCAGTGATCAGGAGTACCAGACCAAGCTGCCGTGGAAACCGGGAACCTAATCGGAATACCTACCAGTTTAGCATAACTGTTTGTAGGTAGGGCGTTAGGAAAGATGGTACTATTATTCCCTAATTGAACTCGGGCATAACCACCTGTTGAAGTTAACTCCGTACCTGCGCCAGTAGGGTCTCCAACGAAGAGGGCCATGTCAATTAGAGCCGGTGTACCGGCAGCCCTACCGTCCCCATAAAAAGCATCCAAGGCTATACCTCGCGCCTGCTTCGACGTACTACTACCTAGTGGCATATCAAACCTTCCGAGGTGCTGTCGTAACCGTTGTCAACGGGTTAGCTAGGTACTGTGACAATATAGCCTGCACGGCTGCTAGATCAGTACCGTTGATTACAATAGAAGTATTGTTTGTTATAGGCATAACATTATACCCTGCTCCAACGCCACTTGCCGCAATCGACCGCTGCACCTCATAAGGAGTTGGGATATTTATGTTACCCAAGTTGAACTGCCCTGATGCCTGATTGGCAACAGAAAGAATCGTCTGATTAACCTGAGTTAGCTCATCCAGAATCTGGCGTGCTCCTTGGGAACCAGCCTTCATAGCGGTAAGCTGAGCCTTTAATGAATCTCTAGTCGAATCAAGATAGTTAATATACGCAGAGGCTGTTATCTGATGGAGATTAAATTGATTCTGTTGATCAGTGAACTGCTGACTAAAAGCTGCCTGACTGGCATTGGAAACCGCTGCTGCCGCCGCATTCTGATCCTGAATAAGCTTAGTGCCACCAACGCCCGTAGAAACATCCTTAGCAACTGCTTGAGCGGCCGTCCTTGCCGCCGCTTGGGCAACGGCAACCGGGTTAGTTTGATCGATGTTCGATGTATTAACAGCACCCGCATATGCAGTATAAGCACTTACAACAGAAATAATGTCCTGATTAATAGACTGCTGGGCTTGCGCTATAGCCTGCAAATCCCCTGGAGTCGTAGATCTAAGTGTCGCCAGTTTAGCCCTATCATTTGCAAGTTGCTGACTTGCGGTACCTAGGTCGTTTCCTGGCTGGATAGCGGCGAGGGCTTGTAGACCGGCGATGTTAGTAACATCGATTGCTGCCGTTGCTCCCTGTTGAGCAGCTTGCCTACGCAAGGAAGCCGCAGCACCGGGATCTGCTGTTACGTTCGCCTGAGCTAACAGGGCCTGCTGCTGAGCCTTAGCCTGACCAACAACATCCCCAATTGCGACGCTCGCCTCTAACTGAGCGGCGGAATCTTGTTGTTGAGCCTGGGCAAGAGCAAGCTGATTCTGCGCGATAGCAGCCTTATCCCTATTTAAAGTATTCTGATCAGTAATCTGATTCTTTAGGTCCTCATTATACTGACCCTGTGCGGCTAAGACCGTCTGGGTTGCCTGTCCAATAGAAGATCCAGGAGAAGAAACGGCAGCTAGTTGGGAAGCACTTACACCAGCCTGCTTTGCTAGGGCCGCTGCTTGAGTATCTACGGAGGGAGCGGAACCACTGGCTGTCTTATTCAGAAGGGTCGAGATTGGCGTAGTGGTGCTAGAAAGTAAACTCTGCTGAAACTTAATCTGGGCAGCTTGGTCTAGATCCTGCTGGAGCGCCTGCCCGGTGTCTGTTTGGGCCGCTGTGGTAAGCCCCTTTAGCTGAGTGGCTAGGTTGGCGGCTACATCATTAGGAGCCAATAGACCAGCCTGGAAGGCGGCAGCATTCTTGGCATATGTTGCCAGCGCCGTCCCTTGGGCTAGTTTAACCTTCTGAATCTCATCATCAATAGCACTTAAGTCGGCACCCGGATCGGCCGCTGCTAACTGAGACCTAAGGGTTTTCAAGTTGTCCAACTGAGTGGTCAGTGCAGCACCCTCTGAATCAACAAGAGGGTTTCGACCAGCGTTTGCAGTATTCTTCTGAAGATTTAGAGCCTCTAGGGACTGCTGTGAGCTTATGCCAATGTTGGATATATCTCCAACCTGGGTCTGGTTTAGATTTGTTCCCCCAAATGGATTAACGTTTTCACGACCAGATTGCACACCAAAAGCAGCAAGCCCACTCAACTCAGGAGCTAGTTGAGCAATGACACTCTTCTTAAACCCCTCTGTTGCAAGCTGCTGCTCAAGTGCTGCATGTGTTGCGTCCCTGAGACCCTTTAGTGCCTCCGGGTTCTTAGAAAGATCTGTATTCTCAAGCTTATTCTTACTGATATAGTCGTTTGTCGCTTTTGTAACAGAAGCAGCAAGATCAGATTTCTGACCAGCGGTTAGCTCAGGATTTCCATTCTTAGATACACCTAGGGCTGCTTCTGCGGAAGATCCCTGGAACTGTGAAATTGTCCTCGCACCAATATTCGCAGCAAAAGACGCTCCTTGACCAGCGCCCAGGAATGACCTACCCTCAGAAGACTCTTTAATAAAAGCTGCTAGCGCATCCTGTTGTTGCTTTACAATTCCAGCAGGATCTAGACCAAGCTGCTTAATATTCTGCGTACCAGCAGTAAAGACATCTGAATTATTGAAGTTAAACTGTCCCGTTGGGTTGTAAACCTTCTGCTGCGCGGCAAGAGCTTGTGCAGTATCAGCCTGATTCTGGGCTACCTTAGCAGCCTGATCAGTTGTTCCAAGTCCCGCAATTCCAGAAACAAAGTTGGTGTAACTACCAATAACACCACCCGAGGATTGCTTTGCAGCAGATGCAGCAGTTGAAGCATCTTTTGCTGACTGCTGAAGCGAATTAGCATCTGTGGCATTAATACCTGTTGCGGCAAGGTTGTTAATTGAGTCAATTGCCCTACTCTGAGATCCGGCCGCATTGTAGATAGCCTTGTTAATCTCAGCAGCACCGATCGCTACCGCCCCCCCAATGAGGGCTGTTCCGCCTATCGAAGCCCCACCCAGGCTAGCACGAGAGGCGCCCAAGAAGCCACCAACGGAACCAGTAAGCTGCGCTAAAGCGCCGCCCTTCTGGGCTACTATATTTTCCTCTTCCGAAACGGTATCTCCGTCTACGGCTACGGTGTGTGGAACGGTGCTCTCTGTATCGCTAACAACGGCAACAGTATGATCCTGAATTGCCTTTGTCGCTACAGCGAGTGCCTCGGTGAAGCGAACAGTTTGAGTAGCAGAAGTTGCCTTCTTGGTACCCTCCGCTGAAGTAACGTCTGTAGCAACAACACCGCGACTAGCTGTTAACTGACCCTTAATGAATGATCCGAGAGTAGATAGACCACCCCTAATACCGCCCTGCTCTCCACCCTCCCTGCTTAAGGCAGACAGGACAAGTAGGAGTTCAGTTCCACCAACAACTATCTCCTTCAACGTTCCCGGAAGAGTGTTGAAAACACCAAGAGCCTGATCAATTCCCTGTAGTCCAGTCTTTACAGACTCAAAGGTTAACCCTAGTAGGGTAAATGCCCCAGTGTTGGTAATCTCAGAAGCTAAATCCTTCAGGTCAGCCGAGAACTGCCGCAGTTGACCACCTAGTGTGTTCTGCTGATTTATAGCTTCCTGTTGTGCCAACCCTGCATGTGTATTAGCAAAAGCAACCGTATCAGTTATCTGCGCCTGAGACTTCAAGACTGAGATAAGAAGATCTCCGGAGCGCGCGCCACCAATCGTCTGCGCGAAGTGGGCTTTCTCAGCATCGGTTAGCTTAGCGTAAGCTCCCGCAGCTTGCTGAAGTTCGGTGGCGACGTTTCCAGTGTTCTGAACACCCAGTGTCTGAAGACCTGTCTCAAACTGGGCGCTTCCCCCTTTAGCAAGAAGGCGACCCAGGCCAGAGGGGTCTGCTCCTTGACCCTTAGCCGCTGCCGCCGTAGCAGCAAGGCTTGCCACAGAGAAGCCAGATACACCCGCGAGATCACCGCTTGACTGAAGACCCGATAGGACATCAGTGGGGGAGGCGTTGAACGCCCTAGATGCAGCTAGCACCGCATCTGAAACTTGACCCTGCTGACTGTACGAAAGGTTGAACGCATTAGATACAGCTAAAAGCTGTTGTTGCGCCTTCTGGACTTCCTCGCCTGTAATTGTGGCAATGATTCCGGCTTGCTTTACCGACTCATTGAATACATCCTGCGCTGAAGCACCTTGTGCAATGGCAGAACTATAATTCTTTACACCAGCGGTACCAGCATCCAGGGCCTGAGAAGCATCTAGCCCATACTTCGCCCCGTCCGCGATAGCTCCATTGATACTTAGTTGACCAATACCTGCTTGACTCTCAACGCCCGATAGATTAACAAGAGCTGCCTCATAAGTCTCTGTCTGAGAGATTAACTCATGCAGACCTTGGGTTGCGATACCAATACCCGCACCTGCCGCTGCGTACTTGGTTAAAACACCGGCAGTACCGGCTAGGGCTCCCACGAACGAATCAGTCTTAGGCGCCTCAAAACCTCTACCCGTGGCACCACCAAGATAGGTTCTCAGAAGACCTGGATTAGGGTTATTGATATTATCGAGCTTAGCCTGCTCAGCCTGCGCGGCAGCTAATCTTGTTACAGCAGCTCTCTGAGCTGCCTCTTGATCTTGGGATGACAATATGGGCTGAAGGTCAGTGCGCACTAGGCGACCTTCTTGACTTACCCCATACTGCTGGTTGAGTCTAAGATATTCTCCATTCAGAACACCCTGTGAGAATAGCTCCTTACCAGCCTCCTGCTGCGCCTTTAGTTCAGCATTGGCGCGCTTCTGGGCCTCAGCTTCAGCTTGTGTTTGTTTTACACCAGTGGACTGTTGAAGCTTCTGTTCGGGAGTAAGCGCAGGGAATACGTATCCCGTATCGCGTGCAGAGGTAGGTGTCTGAACAAGTGGAAAAGCACGCTGTGCTGTTACCCTGGTACTATTAGCCGCGTTACCAATCAGCTTTAATTGTTCAGCGGCAAACTTTCCCGTGGCTGCCGCTTCTACCTTAATCTGATTAAAAACCTGAGTGTAGGCAGTTCCCAGGCTCTTTCCTACTTCAGGGTCACGGACCTGCAAGAGGGAGGGGACCTCTTTAGTGAAAGTATTAATCTCCTCCTTTACTTTATTCAGAGAAGATAAAAACCCTGCGCCAACTTCCGTCCCTTCCCCTATAGTATGGAGTTGCTCATTGAGTTCCGTAATAGCAGGACGAAGTTTAGTCTCCAACTGTGAGACTAGGACGTTTATTATACCGAGCTGGGCACCATCGCCGGAAGAGGCTGCTATCTGCCGCGCCTTCTCGAACATAGCTTCGAGGGCGCTAAGGGTATCGCCGGGTTCGAACCCGCTTGTTATAATAAAGTCTTCGTTACTCACTTCTCACCTCTTCCACATCTCAATTACTGGATCAAAATTATCCATTAGGGGAACCTCTTCTACCGCCTCGATAGAACCTGAACCACCGCTTCCCTTAATCTTTAATTGTCCGAAATACGCTTCTAACGCCTCATCGTCAAGCCAAATATCTTCTGGTGGGCAATCGTCACCTAGCTCCATCCAACCTAAAACACTTAGAGCATGACTAACTGCAACGTTTAAATACCAAGGACACTCTCCGATACTTCTATCCGGATAGAGTGCGTCGATTCCGCCACCACGCTTGGCAGAGGAGACGACGCTGAGGAACTCTCCTGCCTGTCCGAGAAACGGGCATCACGTGCCGACATCCCGATGGACCCAATTGATGACAATAACTCCTGGAAGAGTTCAACTGGTAAATCTCGGACCTCTTCCACTGAATCGAACACCCTAATACTATGATTACACTTAGAATGAGAATCTACAGTGAAAGAACTATCTTCATCACCCTTCTGGGCATTACATTCACGAGTAGAAAAGTAAACTTCGTTAAGGTTGAACTCTGCTATAGCGTGTTCAGTTCCCCGACGCTGCAAGTAGAGTTCTCGATACTCTTTAAGAAGATCCTCTGGGCTCATTCTTTCACAAATACTACGCTCATATGAAATCTTCTCGTCTAACCGGCGCTCAAGTTCTATAACCCATTCCCTGTTTACCTGAGCAAGATATTCTTGCTCTTCTGGGCTAACATGGGAAGTGTCATTATCAGCCCTTTTGAGCATTTCTACACGCTCAGACCAATCCTCGTGTACCTGAATTTCGTCCACCGACTCCTGGTACCACTTTATATAATTGGTATTCAGAATATCATCGATAGACTCTTTGCGAGATCTAAGATGAAAATTATCGGTCATTGCTTCAATCTCATTCGAAATACCAGACTCTAGAGCACCAACAATCCTAGCACGCACAGCCTGAGCATTTCTCTTGGCCTCATCAGCCTCAAACGGATTCATAACTTGAATCCACATAACGGTACCATCATCAAACTCTTTAACGGTTCCGCGAACATATAAATCCGTTAACTTCTTGTACTTGGCCTTAGCCATTTAGATCCTCCAATTTCTTTTCCATTTACCTCATTGTATCATCCCCATAAAACAGAAAGCAGGGACGAGACGCCGATTAAGGCGAATCAATTCCCTGCTTTCTTGTAGAGCAAAAACCAATTCAAAGATTAAGCCTGGACAAGACCCTCTGGTACAACGTAGAAGAAGCCCTGGTTTGATTCGAATGGGAAGGTGTATTCCAACTTCTTATTCGCTGCACCAGAAACTGGCGGAACGGTGAGAAGAGCGTCTGGAATGTAGAGATCCTTCAGAATCGAACCATCAATCGGTGAGGTAAGACGAATAACAATCGGAACGGTAGCCGTGTTAAGGGCACCCGCAACCTCAGTCGCCGTTGCTACACCGCCAGCCTGCCGAGCACGCTGGATCATCTCAGCTACGTTGCGAGGACGAATCTGAATGGTTCCAGAAACGGCCGGAACGTCAAAGTCCTGAGAAACAACCTGAGTGTTTCCGAACTCCTCATTCTTGTCGAGGGTCACCTTCCAGTCCGCAGTAACAGCCTGAACGGAAATCCACAACTTACTTGGGTCAACAGCGTCAGCTCCAGTGCTACCAGTTAGAAGCGCACCGACATAAACCTCAATCTGGTAACCACGGATAGCGGCTGGCTTAACAATGCTGTCGATCGTGTGAACACTCTGAGGATAGTTCGCAACAGTGTTAGAAGAGTAACAAATGCGGATCTTCTCGGTAGACGGAACTGCCGCGAGGATAACGACCGTAAGGGTTGCGTGACCAGAAGTAACTGTACCAACAGTCTCAGTGTAGTCCACGCCGTAACGAAGACGTGTACCGTTTGAAAGGGAAACGCCAAGCGCATAACGAGTTCCAGTTAGAACGTCTCCATTGTACTGGTAAGCCTCGTGTGTCACTGCACAGCTCTGGTTGATCGCGTTAGTTCCGACAAATTCTTGGGTGTAAGCTGAACCAGGTGTGTAGAAGATCGAGTCACCCTTAAGGGTAGCAGTCTGCTCAGCAAGAGCTGAAACACCGTACTTGTAAGACATTGACTCAAGAGTCAGGTAAGGGGTAACAATCGACTGTGAAACATCGTAGGGGGCTGAGTCCGTGCGGCCCTTCTTGAACTCACCAAGAACATCGATCGGGATGTTTGCAGCAAGATCAATCGGTACGTGCGCTGTAGCCGTAGTGTTAGTCAGAAGGGCCTCAGTAGCCGCAGAAGCGTCATATGACTGTAGCGTCCAGCTCAGGTCCGGAATATCGAAAACGGTAGCAACACCGAAGTAGTTACCGCACTCATAGACCTTCGTGGCGTTACGGTTAATCGTACCCGGACCCACGGTCTGAGCGCGCTCAATAAGAACTTGGTTTCCAACTGTAATAAGCTGGCCAGCCTTGGTAGCCAAAGAAATCGCCTCCTCAATTTTCCCGGCGCAAGCCGCCAAATAGTTAGACCTCTTAGCCTCACTTCTATATCGGCTAATTTCCTACGTAAACAAACCTACCTAAAATTACGGCGAAGATTTTCTCGTAATTTTGTGACTATACGCTCCTTGGCGCCTTCGAGCCAATTATTAAAACCGACTTGAATATAGTCGTACGGTTGTATTGGCTTATTGATAGTAATTAAGAACACCCCTCGTGGAAGCTCTCCATTGCGCCCTCCCTCGTGAGCAGACTCGTCACTCTTTAATGCGCGACTTCGAAACTGGCCTTTTGTATTACGTAAACCACCACCCTGAGTCAACTGAACCAGCTTAGCGGCATCATGTGCATCAGGACGGGGAGGGAGTCTGCGCCCCCCCTCATCTAAAAAGAAACCTAACAGGGTTCTTCCAACAAAGATATCAGTACCCTGGTCGATTAGTCGAAAGTATCGCTGAGCGGACCCTTCGGCTAACCCCTGGCCGACGATAAACCCATCTCCACGTACTTGACGGTTATCAGATGCAACAATTGCCTCTACCAGATGATTGCCGCGCTCCTGGGGACGATCCCTTTCGCGCACCCTATCTTGGAGCGCCTTCTGTTGAAACTCTTGCAGAAGTTTAGCTTCACTTTCCCAAACGGAAATATTCTGGTCCCCCGAAAAGAATTCAACCAATCTGCTACTCTTAGTATTATTGATAGTAGCAGAGAACTTGATATTCTTAGAGGCCATTTTTCCCTCGCTCTAAGCGCTGCTGGCTGGCATGAACTTGACTTAAGAGCTTAATCGCTTCCTCAGAAACCATCCAACCCTCATTGGTTACCTTCACAACATCCCGGATGAGATCATAGAATACGCCAATTGAATCAAGAACCTTCTGGCGATACTGCTGCTGGTCCTGCGGGGTGAGTTTACTCCACCAAGCCTTCTGCTCTGCGGCACCCATAATGGACGCCACAAGACGCTTGCGCTGCTCGGTAATTAGCTTTATTACTACGTCTTCAGCCATATCCAATTCCAATCTCATCTATTGTAGATATTCTACATGAGCCTCAAAACGGCACACTCTCCAAAACTTCCTAAAGTCCTGAGCCTGGGCTGCTGCTGGAGTTAATAATGGCCCCTGTTCGTTGTCAACTTCCCAGGTATCACCCGAAGGGACGGGTGAAGAAGGATTCGTGTAGTCATTTATATAAGATGTATCTCGATACTTACGCAGAATATCCATTACATCGAGCCCTATGCTCCAAGCAACACCACGATTCTCACCATAGATGTCTATAAAAACTGGAACATTGTAATTGAATAGACCATCACCCATCTCAGATGGTTTACGAACCCCAGGTACCCCGATAGAAACTGAAACAACATTTGGAACTATCTGATAACCCGGAACATCCTCTTCATCTGGCTGGAAATCTATGTAAGTGACTGGAGTAGATTGCATTGGGGGGGTTGATCCAGACCACCCGAGTGTTGTCAACTCACCCTTTATGGTCTCAAAGATTGACCTATGGAGATGCCTATCCCTAAACCTCAAAGTAGTCATGATTACGTTTCCAACTCAGCAAGCGCGTGAACGGTGTAAACCGTAGCATCGAAAAGGCCAACTGACGGCTCTGTGTGATGGTAGATGTATTTCTCTCCACGAATAAGAACATGGGAGAATCCAACAACTTGCGCGTAATCCACATCAAGTAGCGTAATAACCACCTTAGCAGGGGTTATTTCACCAAAAGGGGTCTGTTGATCGTCTGCATTTCTAAACTCGATAGCGCAATCGACCTTGATAGATGGAGGAGTAACGGACGTTTTTGTTGCAGTCGGATCGAAGGGAAAATTCTCCCCGTCAACACCCTTATTGTACGTTGTTGTAGTGGGCATATAGAACGCAGCCTGCTCATCCAGAGTTTCAGGAGACGCCATCTGCATGGCGAATTTGATCCCAGTTCGAAAAGCTGCTGAATCGAACTGCGGGTTACTGCCCGCCATCAAACTTGTCCGTAAGGATCATGATAGTCGTATGCACGATCGATGTCATCGCTGTAGCTGAAGTCAAATCCTGGGTAATATCCGGTAGCCTTGATGAAGTAAGCATCAGCCATGCTAAAGGCCATACCGGCGCCGAAGTTGCGGAACAGCTTGAGGATATCTATCTTGCGCTGCTCAAGATCCTTCAAGATTGTTGTCAGGACGTTCGAACCCTGCTGAGTCTCGAACTCGACTGGGCCTGCCTTCGCGCGGAATGTGGTATTACGAGCCATCAACTCAGCTCTAATGATGCGTGAACCAGCATAGAGGACGATTAGGGAAATTTGGGGAGGAGTAAGAGCTGGTGTAACTATACCTGAATCGGGGTCGTAGGAGAATAGGGTCGGGTTGATGAAAAACCCATCCATCTGAGCTTCCGCCATACCGTCCATTAGGGAGCCAACCAGATCGTCATCTGACGTGTTTGGAAACACGGTCGCAAAAGTTCCAGGCGTTGCCACCATTCGGCGCAAAGAGTCAGTCCAGTCGGACAAGTCGGTAGTGGTCATGATTAACTTATCGGCTCCTGATGTTAGTTAGAAAAGACTCACAGTTGCTTCGAGTTCCAGCGGAGCGCGCTAAGACTAACGTACCCATTTGTTCCACTGTTAAAATACGGACCGACGCTAAGTGATCCTGGGGAACCAACTCCGGACCCTAGCTCGGCTAATCCTTGAATATCTGAGCGGGCAAGCCCGGTTTGGCATTCAAGGATAAACAGCAACTGATTCTTTGGAAGCGCGCCAAGAGCTGCGGTGTTAACACTAACACTAACAGTTCCGCTCTTAATCAGACCTCGAAAACTTCCAATCCCGTTCTTATTTACGCCAAATGACATACCCATCCAGGTTGTCTGCGCAGCGTCATAGTTAACCCAAGAGTTAGCCATAGTTGGGTTGCTCCAGAACCACCCGTTATTAACACTTGGAAGAACGATACCCTCAAGACTTACGTATGATGAGCTGTTTCCACCATTCTTGTAGCTCTGAACGGTCACACCACCAGACACGTCGAAGTCGAGTCTGGCTGTACCTGTCGTTCCAGAACCGGAAGCAACAAGAAATAGATCCTGTAGATCAGTATTATGAAAACCGGAAGGCAACGTTAAAGCAAGAGTAGTGGATGATCCGGCTTTCGTAATAGCTCCAGATAGGTGCATATCACCACAGTCATCAATAAAGGCTCTAGGAGGTGCTAATCCACTACCTGCGGCCGACCAACCGGAAGCTAAAGCGCTAGTGAGGCTAGTCCATGCAGGGGCCACTAAATCTTCAGCCATAAATGTAACCCCAGTTAAAGAAATATAAGAACCCGCAGTACCATTGGTGAATAGGTTTACGTTACCGTTTGCTAGAACTTGAATCTTTCCACAACCAACGTCTGTTACACAGTTGAAAGCTAAAGTATAAGCCGGGCGATACCCTACCGGCAACGTAAATAGCGTTCCCCCCGTCCATGTACCTGAAGCAAGTAAACCTTCCAGCCAGACGCAACCAACCTCGTCAAGACGAAAACGAATACGTCCGAATGATTCCATAAGGTTATGGTTCTGCTGATCATAGGAGAATTGGGTCATCGTAGGCTCACCAGTTTGGCCTGGGTAATGCCACCTGTTATCCGGAGTTGATCCCTGTGTAGATTCAATACCGAGGCGACCTATCACCAAAGCAGAGGTAGTGCGCCCATCGGGTGCGAAACGTATTTTGCCTGTAGACTTAACCACAAGATCACCGGCAGCGGAACCTGTAATTCCATCATTCGTTGCTGAAGCTAATTCAATCAGGGCGGTGTCTGATCCTGTATCTGCAAAACTAATACTCGGATGGCTCACTCCACTTATCGAAAGAGCCCCCACCGTCCAGCTACCACTGGTTGGAGGGCCAGCTAGATAACGAATACAGAAACCGACAACCTGATAGGGTGGGTACTCACTAGCGGACCCTGTGGCTCCGGGAGTCGTGGAGTCAGTGTTACCAGTCAGGCCAGCACCTGAAGTTTGTGCTGAAGACCCGGTTGCAAACCCCGTAGGTGTGGTTGCCGTATGAGTTTCTACCCATGATCCCGTCGTCACGCGGCGCAAGTAAAATCCTGGCGTTGCCGCCGCTAATGAGATTGCTGCTGCACCATTATCACTCAATGGGTGTGTATGGGCGGCTTCAGTATGGGTGTGAGTTGCTGAACCTCCTGTTGCACCCATGGCGAAACCACCACCAGAATCAAGACCAACTGGAACACTATCTTTCAAGTTTGGTAGATTAAAGGTGGTTGATCCGTCACCCGCGCCAAAGGTTGTACCAATAGAAGCAAATAGAGTTGCATAGGTTGTTCTAGAAACAGCCGAACCATCACAGGATAACGTTCCATTAGGAAGAGATCCACCATACATATAGATGGAACCAACTGGGATATTAGGAACGGTCCACGTTCCAGGAGATCCACCAGTAGTGCAAACATATAACCCGCCGTCTACCGATACAACATAATCACCAGCCTGGAATGTACCCGTAGTAGGTGGCCCCGAAGGGTTCGTGCACCCAACGTATCGACCAGTAGTAGTTCCAGTACTTCCGCCCGCCTTAAACATAGTCGCTGCGGTAGACCCAGATGAGTCTCTCGACATAATACTCATAGCAGTAGATGATGCTGTGCCTATGCCATCACGGAACGCCCTCCAGCCGGATGATCCATCTGAAATGAGCTGGAATACCTGATTATACTTATCCATTCCAATGGAAGCATTAACGGCATCTATTGTATCAGCACCATTTGGAGCGATGGTAATTGATCCATTCGTAGGATCAATTAAAGTGATTATTACCCAATCCCCCGCCGCTGTTGCGCTTGCAGCGGGGAGGGTTGCTGTTACCGCCGCCGCTGGGGTTACCTGGTAGGCGGTACGAGTGACGAGAGTAAAACTTGCTGTTTTAGTTGATGTTGCACTTGTTCCAAGCTGCTTCCAGGTTCCAGGTGACCCACCTGCGGTGCAAATATATAAGGCACCGTCCTGGGAAGCTATAAAGTCCCCAGTATTAAAAGTCCCAGAAGTTGGTATACCTGAGGCGGTTGATCCCATGTAGCGGCCAGCGATAACACCAGTTCCCCCATTTACGGATAGGGGACCGACTAGGGATTCACCATTCTTACTTAAGCTAGTACTGGGCATGTAATGATTATACCATTACCCAACAACTACGACCCTATAGGCACCTGCGGAGATAGCAGAAGCCGGGGGTCCAATAGTCAAGGTGTTTGAATCGTGCACAGACCAGTCCAGATCTACGGCGGAAGCGTCTGCTGTAACAACACCACCAGAGGCTGGAAGGAAGGCCACCATGACTGAGGTGGTTCCAAGACTATGGACTAGAGTGTTCGTACCACCAGCAGAGATAGCTGGAATGGATGCGGAGAACACGCCAGGAACGCCAAGGGCAGTCTTAAGGGCAGCTAATGAGGAAACACCAGTACCACCGTTTGCGGCGCTTACGGGAGTGCTAAGTGAGATTGTGTTACCAGACTTCGTAAGGCCGGTTCCAGCAGTAATCTCCCCGGCACCAGAGAATTGGGTCCATGCAATGTTGTTAGTTCCATAAGTGAATGCAGCCCCAGAACTCGGAGTGCTAACGACGAAACCACCGGAACCGTTAACGGTACCAGCTTCAACAAAGACGAATACACCGGCCGGAAGGTTCGTTCCAGACATATCTGTCGCACGAGAAACTGATAGGTTTGTGGTGTTCGAGGTAACAACATAGACACCGTTACCAGGCTGTGTAGAGTTGGCAGATCCAACCCCCGTAGCAGAAGGGGCATCCTTAATAAGGATACGATCGTTAACTGATGGTGAAACACCATCAATAGTTGTTCCGGTGATAACCGTTACTGAGCCCGAGACAACCGTGAACGTTTCAGTTCCGACCGTGGAAGCTCGCACTGAACCATGAACACTTAGACCCGAAGCAACAGAGTCAACGTATGCCTTAGTTGCAGCATCCTGAGCCGAAGTCGGGTCCGTTACGTTGATTAGCTTGTGGCTGTTAAGATTTATACTTGCGGCAGCCGCAGCGAACTGATCCAGTGTATATGCCTGAACAACTGTCGCAAGGTCAGAAATTGTGCTAGCGGTCTGCGTGCCGGTGTGGTTAGCACGAGCTAGGGGGTTAGTTGCAAGCTTACTATTAGCAATCGAACCAGCGAGCATGGCATTCGTAACAATACCAGCAACAAGGGCCATGGGAACCCAAACAGGGGAACCCGAGGTTCCAGTGTTGATTAATTCATAACCCAAGGTTGTGTCATAGTACATACGTCCCGTTGCGGGGGTTGAAGGAGCAGATGCAAGCTGCTCATCTACGACACCCAGTAGAGGAATGGAAAGGAAGTTCTCCTGTGATAAATGCTGTCCCATTATAGGATAACCGCCTTTCCGCCTATCGGGTAGTAAAGATTAATGATCAGGTTATTAGAATCAACTATTGAGTATGCTGGATCTTCATAGACTGTTCCCGCTGAGTCTTGTAAGCGAATGACGGCCACATCACGATTAAGGTTATGATTAACTGTCCATATAGTATTCGGAAGAATCTGGGTATGTATGTATCTTGAATCAACCCCAATGCCAGGTGGACCCTGTGGGCCGTCAGCCCCAGGTGGTCCCTGGATTCCGACGCCCTGAACAACAACAGAGTCAGCTTCCTCAACTACATCTACAAGATTATCTGATCGAACTGTTTCACCAATAGACATATCGGTAACCGAAACGGTATTAGGTGTCTCGCTGACCGTGATATTTACAGGTCGATCCTGCTCAACAACAACAATCTCTGTATCAACTACTACTACTGTCATATTAGTTCACCGTTGTGCTAGGAGAAAGCGTTACCTTACCCTCAAGAACGCGCACTGCATCAGTGGGTGAGGTGATCACATATAGATCCCACTCAGCCTTCTTTCCAGTGATACTCACGGTGTCTGCGCTAGAAAGGAATATGTTAATCGTTCCAAGAACACCACCGAGAGCCAAGACGGTTCCAGTGGTTGGATTAGCAACATTCGTTGCGTCCAAAAGAGGAGTACCACCCGTTCCAGCCTTCGGCCGGATCTGCATATGCGCAGTCTTCCCGGTAAGATCAATTGGATTCCCATGCTCATCATCCCAAGTTAAGGACATGCGAAAAGAAGACCCAACCTCAATGATAATATCCTGTGTTCCAGCAGCCATATGTTATGTATCGGCCAAACATCAAGTAAATCTGATGCACCAATTTAGGTGCTAATGATAGCGATATCTTCGGGGGTAAGCTTCATGCGATCTGCCCGAATATTGAGAAACTGGGAACCCGCATTACTAGATTCATCTATCTTTGAGACAAATGGATTCGCAAGCGGAACGTATGGTACATCGAAGTTCATAGCCTGACGGAGCCTAGAGCGACGTACCATCCATCTTTCCTTAGCATATATACTTCCAGCTTCATCCACGAGACCTTCGAGCCATGATCTTACGTTATCTAATTTTTGCTGGGTACGCTCCAGATCGGCCTCAGCTCTCCTGAGGGCTTTACGGTTAAACATTAGAACTCGCTAAGCCTAATACCCTTAGAATCATCCAATGTTGACTCCTGCGACTTAGCGAATCCGTAACGCTCATCAATGATGTCCCGGATTATTTCAACCTGAGTACCCGTACCACTCTTTTCGGCAATGGCATAAAGGCGCCTAACGATCAGTTCCGACTTAATATCATTGACCTGCTGAGTAAATAGATCAGTGTCCTTGAGCGCAAGGAACTCTTCGAGGTCTGCATTAGTCAGATGGTAAGTCGCATTAACGTCATCCGCATGCTTCTCATCAACTAGGCGAAGTGCGCCACTAGTGAACGGATCGTGCTCAGACATTTCGTCAACAACCTGTTCTTGGTTGTAACGGCGATCGTCCGTTGAAAGACGAACCCTCTTGGAGCCGCCTTGGCGACCCCCAACTCGCACCTTCTTGTAGCCGGATGAATCCCTAGGATCACGTACCAGCAGCCACACGGTGCCAGGGAATACGGATTCCCAGGTCTCAATGTTCTTCTCGGCGTCGAACTCAGCCTTTTCGTCAGTCATTTCTATACTCCTTTTCCAGTTCCAGTCTTGCTTCCATTATATCATTCGACACCAAATGCTAATGAATTAAGCGGCCCCAGTAAATAAGGGAACCAAAATGGCGGCTAGACTAGCTATTCCGAGGATTCCAAACGTCTCCAACCATGACCTAATGCCACCTGGACGTATAGCCGCGATACTTGCTCCTGTCGCCATGACTACGCCAATCATAGCTGTCACCCCGAGCCACCCAGTTCCAAATAGGATAATTGGAACGGCTGGAATGACAGTACCAATTAGTGTTGATAACCCCATGACTAGAGCTAAACCTAAGCGCTTCTTATCATCCCCAAGATACTGACCACCAGCCATGGAAACGGTAGCCGCTACAGCGAGTCCTAAGACAATTGCAAGCAAATGAGTATGTCCACCAGATGAAAGAAATCCAATTTCCACACCAAGGATGGAAACAACACCATCTTCAATACCAAAGATAGCCTCGCCAATCTGATCACGAGAAAGGCGACGAACGTGCTTCACCTGACAGGGTTCGGGTGGACTACCGTAGAACCAACAGATCCCGAAAGGTCGCTCACTCTAATAGCCGCCAGCGCTCTTCCATGCAACCGGAAGTATATCTGATGCACCGAGAGCCGCTGCCCTCTTCTTGATGTGCGCCTTTACCTCATCTGGGTCATTTGCGCGACCGTATGCACGCACAGCATTACGAAGGTCTTCAGTGTTCTCGATTGGGTACGAACCATCAGGAAGAGCTGCACCTGTGGATGCAAGCTTCTTCCGAGTAGCGGTATCAAACTTGCGCGCCTTCTCTAGGTAGAGATGCGACTCCAAATTAGCAGCATATTCTACTGCATCCTCGGTATTAGCACAAATACGCACAACACTATCGTCTATAGCACGAATAACCTTTGAATCCTCTACGCGCCACATAGCAGCCTCCGGTATACGATTACGGGCCTTTCCCGTAAACTTAGTCTCATCAGCCCTCTTGGCTGCGCCTGGAACATTGACATATAACGCTCGCTGGTAAGCTAGGGCTTCCGCCCTAGTGGTGAATGTAGCTTTAGTCAAACCAGCATTATTTACCACAACATACTTATTACCGCGCCTCTGAATCTTATAAGGAGCGTTGGCACCAGGAACGGTTGACTCAGAATTCTCAATCATTTCCAACCGTCCTCTCAATAATATTTATCGACACCTAGTATGCTAAGAATTTAGTTCTAGGAATTCATGATATGTGTATGGATATCTGTCGTTAACTGATTAACCGTTGCGGTGAGTGTGGTATTCTCTTCCAGTAGCTGAGTCAGCTTTTGGGTATTCTCATATGTGTGCTGAGCTATTTCGGCGGCAATTTGCTCACCGCGCTTATTAGCAATAAGTAGCACGAAGCACTGAAGGGCCGCAAAACAAGATAAGCATAGGTTTAGAAGAATCCAAGGACTCTTGTCTATTCCGCCGCCATTCGTAACCATCCAAGCAACTATAGAGACTGAAACAAGGATAAGTGCTGGCCATGTAGCCAGAACGCCCTTCATGTGGTCGGCAGACCTCTGTCCAATACTCAGCTTCTCGCCCTTAGATACAGCAGGATGCTTCTTCCAAATCTTATCGTGAACCGTCATTGACCCATCCATTCTGCTTAGCTAAGGTTAGGAGATCACTCGGTGCGACCAGGCCAGGAAGTCGGCCATCGTTAAATAGCTGCACACCAGCTTGGGAGTAACACCAGTCCACCGACTGTGAGCACACCATACTCTTGGTGCTGCTTATGAACTCAGCCAGCCACCTCGGGCGCACGTGGAAGGTGCGGTACAGGAGCTGTGCGGCGATATCCTTGAACGAGTACCTGACTTGACGCTGGTACAGACCCTGGGCGGCTTGAACTACGAGCTGGCGCGCCTCATCTGATAGTGGTGGGAGCGGGACGGTTACCCAGATCGTCTTCGGGCCGTACTGATCTATAGGAGAAAGCTTGACACCGGAAGGTTGCATCTCTATAATGCTGTCGTTTACAACGATGAAGGCGTGGTTGACTGAACCACCAGTTACGAGGCGTATGAGGCGACCGAAGATGTCGCTAGTGGCGATGAGGCCGAAGTCTCCAGATTTCATACCATGAATATCGGCACCCTGGAGCGGTTTTCCAACCTACGTGCTGGTACCACCTAGGCGCTGGAACTCGATGCCGCACAGAACCCCCATTGAGAACAGAGCTGCCATGGCGCCATGAACATCGCAGCTCACGTGGCCACCCAGGGAGTCTATCACAGAATCACACATACCCTTAGATGCCGCCTCTAGCACCCCCTGATCCACTCGACCAACAGAAGCACCTAGGGTATCACTGGGGAAAAGGCCATCGGCGGTCATGATCTGTATAGAAGCCTGGAGATTCTTCCATGCCTCGTTGAATCTGTCAACATCAGAGTTCTGAATATCAGTTTGCATAACTCCCCATCCCCTAGGGCTCAAGGCCCGGATCTACTACGAGTGGTAACCCTAGCACCCAAAGTAGGAAAATCCAGGCAACAAACGCATGAACTTACCGTGTCGGACTTCACAAAAATTAGCCCTTGACAGATATCTCGAAGCGCCGTACCTTCAGTCTATGAATCTTCTGGTCCAGACTAAGCGCCAGAAGTTAAACAGAGAGAGGGAGGTTGGGGACAAATGTCAACAGCCACGCTCGACCGCAAGACGGCTAGCACGGGCCGCAAGGTAGCAAGTAAGGCAGGTACGGGAAGGGTCAACGAGATTCGCAGCCCATACTGGCAAGGTATTGTTCAATGGGCTGGAGTCAAGAAGGCTCCCCGAAGCTTCGTCTGTGAACACGCCCACAGAGAGCAGACGAGCGCCATGGTGTGTGCCATGAAGGAAGTTAGGGCACTCACCAAGATTGGAGAGGCTCCGATCATCGAACTCTCCGCTTTTCCGCGCTACCAAGAACCGTAAACCCACCAAGGGTAACGAAAAAGCCCCCCGACCCGTGAAGGTGGAGGGGCTTTTTCTATTAAAACTACGGAGTAACGCTACTGTCCACGATACGACGTGCCTGCTCTGGGTGGTGAACAAGTCCACCAACATCCTTGCGAGCACGGTAGTGTCTGTAGTCAACCGTGTTCTCTTCCCACGACTTAACCTGCATGGCGCCGTAAAGAGCGAACTTACCAACAGTACCACCGAAGACCCACAGCTCGTTCGCTGGGATGTAGCTAGAACCATCTTCGTCGGTGTAGTTAATAACCTGAACGATGTTCGCACCACGGTAGACACCAAGGCGTCCCTTTGCGCGAATCTCGCTCGTAGCCTCAGGGTCGAACCCAAGGTTGAAGTCGGAAATCTGGTCAACCATGCTTGCGCGAGCAATAACGGTAACCGGAATCGGACCAAGACCGTTCGGCTTGATAGCGTCACGAACCTCACGGATCGCAGCGTCAAGCTCAGTCTTCGTAAGACCAGAAGTTGCCACGTAGTACGCGCTGCTGGACGGGATTGCCGCCTGAAGTAGCGAGAAGATACGACGGTTAACCTCAGCCTCAAGGCGAGCCTCACCAAGGGTAACCATATCGTTCATCGCAGTACCGAAGTTTGCACGAAGCTTATCGGTGTGCTCTGAAACGTGGAAACCTAGGGTGTCCCGAGGAAGCTGCCAGTTCTCAGTACGAAGCTGGCTTTCCTCTAGGTACCCACCACGAGAGGTGTAGAAGACCTTAAGGCCCCTACGCTCGCGAAGAATAACACGATCAAACTCTCCAACAGTCTCAACCTGGAAGTAGGTAGAGAACAGATTGTCGAATGTGAAACCATAGTCCAACGCCGTTGCAACATCTGCTGCAACCTGACGGTGCCATGCCTCGTTATCCCAGTTAGCAAGAGCCTCTTCGTTAAGCTTCTGGATAAGAGCAGCATGCTCAGCGATGTGAGCGCCATCCTTACCACCGAAGGGGTTAACTGCGCTGCGGTGAGCAATAAGCTCAGCAGCAGTAGTAGTCGTAGTCACGGTTATTTCACCCCTTACTTAACTAGAACGGCTTCGAGAACGAGCGCGGTGGAATCGTAGAAAGTAACGCGCGCAATCTCAGTTGCGTCACCCGCTGCGACATGGACATATTCAGTGCCGTTCCATGCGATACCGTCACCAACAGCGATGCTGGTTGGGTCGAACATAGTCACGGCTGCAACCACTCGGCCATCGGCCTGAGTGAAACCTGCGGTGTTCTTGATCCAGAACTTCACACCCGCACCTGTCGAAATAACAGACAGACGGTTCGGTAGGCAGATACCAATCTGGTAGCTGTCAACGAGTTCCGGCGAGTAAATTGGGCGGTCCCAAATTTCTTCCTGAACAAGAAGTCCGGTGTAACCAGGCACAACTGGGGCACTCGCCACAGCCTGCTTCAGGTAACCCGCACTAGAAGTATCAAAAGTAACAAGCGTGCCCTGCTGGAGAGCGCTGCCGACAGGAGTCTTTAGACGCCCTTCGGAGACACGGACGCTTTCATCACTCCGACGAAAGCCGAAGTTAATACCATAGTCGCTAGCCATTACTTACCCTCCCTTCAGACTGACGCGGGCAGTTTGCCCGTCGCCTCTAACAGTGCACGGAGACCGCCAGAAACAGCGGTCGGAGCTTCGCCACCCTTGAATGCGGCAGTTTCGCGGCTAGACTTCTCAGTAGAGTCATCAGCGCCGCCATCCTTCATATCTTCCTTGTTAAGGAAAGCTGGCTTCTTTTTAGCCGCTGCCTCACTAAGGTCTTCCACAAGTGCTGCGAAGCTGTCATCAGACATTTCTGCCCAACGCTGAACGCGACCATCTGTGAAGTATTCGTCGTCAAGGTTCTCGTCAGCGGCCTTAACTGCGGCTAGACGCTCTTCCTTACGCTCCTGGATTGCAGCCTTCTCAGCAATTTCGTCCTGGAAGTCAGTAAGCGCCTTCTCGGCAGCATCTGCGCGAGCGGTCTCGGCAGCCTTCTCGGACTCAACTACATCAAGCTTGTTCTGAAGTTCGGTGTTCTCAGTCTCAACAGCCGCCTTCTCTGAAGTCAGGGTCTCGACCTTAACTGTAAGTTCCTGGGTAGCAGCCGTAAGGGAAGCGGTCTCCCGCTCAATAGCCGACTCCAGAAGCTGTACGTGCTGCTCCTCGGTGAATACCTTAGTGTCAGCCATACTGTCCTCCTCTGCTCTCTCGCGATGTCCGCTCTCGCAGATCGGACAATCTTCGTGTACCGCACCAGCGGGCATGGATTGAAGTAGCTCGTCGTGAGCTTCTTTTACGCTACTAATTGGCACAAAATGTTTATCGGCACCTTAGGAAATAAATGAAAACAGCGCCCCGCCAAATTACGACGAGACGCTGTTTTCTAGATGGAACTTATATTAACTCGGAGGAATCAATACCATTTCATCACTAAACCCTGTTGCAGTGTTACCCTCCAAACGACCACCAGCCTCTTCATGCTGACCAACTAGGCAGGTGAATGTTCCAGGAGTGGACCAATTCCCCGTAGTATCCTCAAACCATTTACTTCCATAATCGAGGCTGGGGTGCTGAATTCTAGTCCAAGGACCGTAATCTTTAATTTCGTAATGGTGGCGGTGGGCTGTAAGCCATAACCTTGGTTCCACTCCAGACTCACGAAGTAACCTCAAAGACTGCCCACGGAGCCATTCAAGTTCCTTTGCTGAACCAGATGGTGCCTTGTGTCCATGAGCTAACGCTACCGGAACACCACTCATAAACGTCTGTAGGCTCATCTGGTCGTGAGGAATAGTAAACCTCACGTGCTCAAAGTCCGGGCGACCCGCTAACACCGTCTTTATAGTATCAGCTAAGTAACCACCAATGTTATCACTATCTGACGTGACGGGCTTTGATCCAGCGCCACCTTGCCGTGACCATTCTCCATGGTTACATAAAACGGAACCAAATTCAAAATCGTCAACCAGGGGGGCTAACTCCCGAATTCCAACTAGCCACAAATCAAGGGCTAGATTTAATTGCTGCCTTCTGGTTAGTTCCACGGTAAATAGCTGAGAAGCATAGTGGCCATCACAGGACTCATTCGGGTCACCCATATTCCAGACGCTAATGCTTTCGATATTGCGTCCGACCCTACGGAGTTCCTTAATACGTTTGACTGTCATTTCAATTGTGTCCAGAACACGCTGTGTAGTACCAATGGAGCCGCCGCCCGCACTCTTACCCAACTGCCAGTCTGCCCAGCCCTCGTAAAAAGTGCAAGGCTCACCTAATCCGCTACCTGGAGTCTTCCGAATAAGAGGCTTCCATTTATACACCTTGTCAGAAAGGGCAGTTATGTCCATTTCGGCTAGACGATTAGTAACACGTCCGAATCGAGCGCGATAGGAGTATAGAGTAATAGTATCGCGATCCCCGTTTTCTAGGCGCTTAGACTGCTGCCAGGAGGACATCCGAACCGAGTCATCTAAGATCTTGAATTCGTTAGGATTTAGACCGAAATGACGAAGAACCCCATCCCAGTCATCTGCCGCCACTAATTTTTGAGTAGTAACGTCCGTTTCTAGTTCGGCGGAATCAGAAGTTACAGTTACCTTCCAGTTCTCGTTTTCGTTCACACCCTCCCAGGAGGGCTTTAATAAATGAGGGGGTGGGTCAGTAGGTAGGTCAGCAAAGATGCTATCGGTATTTTCAATACTCTCGGTCATTCGGCCACCTTCTTGGGGCATGAGCATTCGCCACGACGATGTCTTCCCACACTAGACTCACTGGTTTTGAAACCCTTAGCTCGGAGAGCTTTAGCAAGGGTGCTGTGAGCCGCCCCCGATGCGAGGGCCTGGTCGAGGATGTTACAATCCTCTTGCTCGACCTTAAGCTTGATTTGATTAATAGTGCAACGATTGCTCGCCTCGGACTGACTTACTGGAAGATCATCAAATAAGGCCATGCCTCAGTATCGGTCACTTATCAGCCAGAATGAAGCCGACACGCCGGTCAGAAAACACCCATTTAAATGGTGTGCGCGTATCCAACCACCTGGCGCATCAGCGCCTCCCACTCAGTAGCCGCCATATCTGGGTTAACCTTCTCAAAGGCAACCTCAGCTAATGACGCAGCTTCCCTAATTATACGAGCGTCAGCATCCGCCCAACCTGGACGCACTGGTGGAACGATAACCGCTGCCCCCAAAAACGTGGGGTTCTCAAACCGACGAACCGCCGACTTCTCCCGCATGTGCTGGCAACCGCGACCCTTTAGATAGTCACTGTAGGACGCCTTCTCGCCGCACCCATTATCTCCGATGCACTCTACGTTCTCAGAGATGCATTCCATAGAGAAATAGAGTCTACCCTGATCACTAGCCTGCTCTACCACATACGCCTCATCTGGATATATCCACTTCCAAATACCAGCAACCGCCGCCACGTGTGTAGGTAGACTCTTAGTAGTAGAAGACCTCTCCGGAGCATGAATTAGTTGCTGGTCCGCGATCGCTCCGATGATATGACGTGACTCATGAAGCCAGTTAAGTGGCCCGTGGGAAACAGTTGGCTCACCAAACTCAAGATCATCGCTGGACCAATACGCCTTGTTCCTATTAGCCTCATCAGCGCCAACAAGACGACCCTGTAACCACATCATATGCTGATTTGGAGTTAGAGCCTTTTCCCAAATATTATCCACATGAGCTGGGCCAGTGAGTAGTGTATGACCGTTTACCTCAGAAATGAACGCAGTCTGAACCTCAGGTTTTGGGGTTATAATAGGCTGGCGATCTACGACCTGAAGGTAGCCAGTTGTAAACTTCTGAAGCGTACTACTCCCGGCGCTCGCTGGTTCTGGCATACCACTGACAGCAGTGTCATCAACATCATTATCGGGAATATGATCATCCGAATCTTTGGCACCCCCGCAATCAGCGCAAGGGGGATACTGTGCTGCCATCGGGAATCCGACAAAGCTCTCACGATGTTCCTTCAATGGTTCACCGACTGGATGCTTGTACTTATGCTTCTTATGAACACCAGATACCTCTGGTGACTCACCGAGTGGGAAAGTAGTCTTCTTCCCGGCGATGGCGACAGTCATCGTAGTAAATTCCAATGGAAGATTCGGTACATCTATATTACGCTCATCCGAAAAGGCTAGCGTGATATGAGGGGTGAATCCATGAGAATTGTCCACAATGAATCCGGCAGCATCAAGTACCTGAAGTAATTGCTGGCGAAGTACTGGTAGACCTGGGACATCAGCGTTTGCATAGGTAACCGTAGTCTCGCCGCCAGTGAATAAACCAAGGCCATTCACTTTACCACTTAAGGGCTTACCCTCATCTGTGGCAAACTGCTTAACTGTAGAAATTAGATCATCAGGGTTCTGTAAATCAACCGCATCACCTAGGTAGGCAAGCGTTACGTGCATGTTATTAGCTGGCTCCCCGCCAGGAATGGCTAAGATATCTGCGACAGAAGGATCGACCATTAAAGCGATCATTACCCCTGAATGAGTTTCCTCCTCATCGTCATCACCATCAGATGAGTACTCGCTCTTCCCATAATCCTCATCGGGAAGGTTATCTACCAGCTTGCTGGTAAATTCGGGTGTCTGATTATCCAGCCAGTCCTCGTGAATAGGCCCACCGGGCTGACCATTACAGATTAAGCACTTACCGTTATAGCCAGTATGAAAACCATGGGGTGGCACACTGTCTTCTGGGATCAAATTAGCCATATCAGCCACTCCTCGGATTTCCTCTAGGCGTCTTCGGTTTTGCGGTCGCCGCTGGTGATTTCGGTGAAGTTCCTCCACCAACGGGGCGACCACCACGGGCTCCAGACACCTTTGGCGACTCTGGGGTTCCGTTCGGTCCAGTCTTTGCTTTACCATTAGACGGTTGACCGGAAGCGGGAGTTGAAGCAGCCCCACCCTTGTTTGGGCCATCCTTTGTAGTTGCAGTCTTTGATGGAGCGGCTGGTGCCACCTTGAGTGTCCCATCAGGTGCAACAGTAACCGCAGAAGGTGCATCCTTCTTATCTAGGTTTGCATCCACATCCTGGCTTGGCTGACCCTTTGAGTATGGAATTTCAGTCTTAAAGATGTCGTCATACATCTTCGCTTCCATCTCAAGACGCATCGCCTCGACCGATTCATCCAACCCAAAGAACTCAAGAATTGTCTCTCTTGAAATCTCACGCTGGGTTCTCAATGCCTGGAGTGCCTGCGCATACGCAGCATCCATGTTAAGAGCAATGCGCCTAGGTGTATAAACTAGATTCGGCTCATATTCGAAGATACCCTTATTCTTGGGGTGATTAATAATTGCGCGAGCAACCTCAATCTCCATCGTCCTCTTGAGCATGTGGCGCCGGTTCTCCATAACCTGCGCAACCGACGCTGACAATGTGTCCTGATTCTCGCTGCGTCCAGAGTTTCTACCACCGGGTGAAAGTGTCCCAAGAAGCCGGTTGAGAATACGTTGGTCGAGCATCTCGTACTTATCCGGATTTAGGGTCAGGTCCGTCTTGGGGGAAATGATCTCAATATTCAGGCGATGGTCTGAGATAATAACAGGCATCTTAACGATGTAGTTGTAACTGTCCTGGAGGTGCTGAATCTCGGGAGCAAGTGCTGGCTCATTAGGTAGACCCTTCTTTACGTGAAGGATATAGTTAGCCGCCCCAATAAGGCTAGCCCTATCGGCTTGCATCAACTGGCGCTTTAGGTCCAATAGCGCAAAGATGGACTTTAAGCGAACCTCTGGGAATCTTTCGTAATCTGGCTTAGTAACTACATGCCGAAAAACCCACTCCGGATTCATAACGAGAAGACGACTAGTCACTACCCCTAGACGTGAAAGCTCAGAAGCCTCTTCAAAACCTGGCTCATAAGGCCCTTGGAAATAGGTGATCATCAGTGGATCAATTTTATCCCCCAAGAATGCTGACGTGTAGTGCCCAATCTCGCCGGGGGTAGCTTGCCATGCAAGCGCCTCTCCACCAAGTGGGCCAACGCCAACTGGAACAACCTTGCAGCTATCCAGTGTACGGATTTGCTGGGGTGCCCAGATCTTGTACTTCTTTGTGTTCTTATTTCCGCTTTCAGTCTGAACGCGGGAGGTGTACTCACTCCATCCCCAGATCTTAGCCATAATAGCCTGAGATCCAGTAAACTCCTCTTTCCACATCTTGCGAATAATAGAGTCAAGGTTCTGATCAATAGCTAGTTGATTGAATACATCAGCCTCATCTGCATCCGGAGACTCCCATTTGATCCCCTGGAATGCGAATGCTTCGGTGATTTCAGCAACACCGCTAACGATTGAGTCATATTGAACGGCATGACGAGCTGCGCGAACTTCGTCGTAATAGTTGTTAGGGGGGGTAAACGCTCCTCGGTCGAACATGGTGTTTCTACCAGTAGCGGCACGTGCATTATCAACCCAGTGTGAAAGCGAACTAGCTAGTTCGCGCATACCAGGGTCCTCAATAAGCTGTGAGGACGGTAAGCCTGAGTCATTTATGAACTGCATAGGCTGACCGGCTATAAAAATCTCAGACGATGCCTCTACTTCCATCACAGCCATCTAAGAACCTCTACTCTATAGGCTAGCAAGATCTTGCCTTCTCAATTCAACAATTCGACTAGCCACTCGGAACTGACGATCAAGTTCCGCAATAACGGGGCCGATCTGCAAGGTCCTAATCTGCTTCCACTGAAGCCTACCTGGACCTTTAGCGTTCTCAGCACGATGAAGATGAACAGCTAATTCTGTTGCCCTTGAACTTAAAGCAGAGGACATTCTCATAACCTGATCCGGCTCCATATTCCACATCTCGCGAAGTGTTCTAAGGATCAGATCAATCTCTTCCTCTACGTGCTGCTTATCTATAAGCTCACCCTCAGCTAGCGTTGAAGCAATGTCTGGGACTAAATCAGGGATATAGGCGATTGAATCTGGATCACTTCTATCCTCTGCGAGTACTGACACTACCATTACTAGCCTCCGCTCTATCTATAAGTTCGGCAAAATGAAACCAAAAACCAAGATTCTGGACAAAAATAAGCCAGATATCATTATCTCACATAGACGTAAATATGGGGAAACGACATTACATCATGCCACCAATAAATACGTCCAGAATTGGTTCAGCGGGTTTAACTGCTGCTAACCTTTCTTCGATTGGAGGTAAGAATAGGGAACATGCAAACATTTTCGCCGCGTCCAGTGTATGAAAACTCCCACCACTGAAGATCCTCTTTCGACCATATGGGTCACCAGTATCCTTAACTGTGGTGTAAGACTGTCCCTGGAATTCCATAATCAACTCGTTATCATTAGGAAGCAATAGGCGCTTCGAGTCAACCAAGTTATTTCTTAACCAGTCAGTTGCCTGTTCGATAACACTTCGCTGGATTCCAAGATCTTCCCAGGTTTCCCCCGGCTTCATTTCTCGGTCTTCAAAAGCAACAATACGCTTCTCAGAGAAACCGATACCCATAATCCTTGAACCAATACCAGGATACTTAGCTATCTCATTCCAAATAGGGAACCCGACACCGCTCTTATCCAGTGCGAACCATTTTAGTTTAGATCCATAGAACTCGAAGCACTTTTCAATTACAACCTTCTGGTCATCTGTATCTATTCGTTGCATGTTTACCCTGAGAAGAAGATCGACCTTATCGTTGTCTTCCCTCTGACCAAAAATTAGTATCTCGCTGGGGTGGTTGGTGACACCGACGTCCATGCCACCGAAGTAGGCAGAATACCCCTTGGTTGCCCCTATCTCGACTTGGGATGATTTACCCCCCTCAGTTCTAGTTACCTTCTGGGACCATCCGGTCTTGTGCTCCCCAGGGGGGTCAATGAGCCCCTTGAGGTAGAAAGTGGTCTCCTCGTTAGATAGACCCTTTGGAATTGACTCGAAAATCAGTGATATATGAGTGTAAACATTGTTGTTGTAGAAACTGGCATCATCAATATCGACGCAAGCAATTAAGCGAGAGAGAACGAAGACGCTGTGAGTCATATCACCGTGGTCGCCATAGACGTTTCTCTTGTAGTCGATGTTCTGTCTCGAACCACCGTACTGAGAGACAAGATCTGCGCGCTCCTCCGGTGTCCAGGATGGCCTCATGAAACCCATAGGGCGATGAACTGTCCAGTTGGACGAATCCTGACTAACCTCGTAGTACTGTCCACGCACACCAGTGGGTACACCATGGGCGTAGAATGCATTACCTGGTATATTGCGCTTTAGTGTAGGAATGATCTCAACCCATCCTGGATTAGGATAGTTCTGTGCCTCATCCATCTCTACCCTGACCACGTGCTGGCCCTTAACGCCCTTGCCCGTAAGTCCTGGAAGCCTACTGATGATCCTAGTTCCGTTATTGAACTTAATCTCCCAGTGGGGATTACGAATTACACCGCGACCCTTCGTATCGGGTAGCATCTCTCTAAGGAGACGAGAAGATATTAACCTTCCCTCAATTGCGGCAGTCAAAGGCTGAAGGTGATTGAGTTCTGGGGCCGTAACTAGCATCTCGCCGCCAGGGAAGACAAAAGGAAAAGAGCAGGCCCTCATCTGGATACCAACGGTTTTCCCCGTTGATCGACCACCCTGGTCAACCTGGAATTGGTCTTGACACATATACCAGGGCCACTGGTAGTCCCAAGCTCTATAACAGCCATCATCAGCCTCATGATCCTGCCAAAACAACTCAGCTAGATCAAGACCTGTTGGGTCTTCAAGAATAGCAAGAAGGTATAGCTCCTCCTCGTCAGGACAGGTAATAACAGCCATTACAGAACCAATGGACCGAATGGCTCCGGAGCGTCTAGAACCAAAGGCCATAACTGCTCAACTGCACGAGTTGACTCAATAATAGAATGCTCAGCTAAAAGACACCCGAAGTAATCAGCAAGCTCACGAACCTGTTCCTCATTTAACCCGTCAGGATTCATTTCGCTTCCTCGCTGACCTTATGTGCTTGACAATCTTGACTCCTACGTTTGGACTCATACGTAGGCAATCGTTTACTAAGCCTGAAACGAAATCCGCGCGCCACTCAACAAAATAAGCTGGATCGACCCGAGCTGCCGCAGCAATGAGTTCCATTACATCCCTGGAGGGCTCCTTAGCTCCAGACAGAAGCCTGGAAAGGGTTGACTGGTCCATGGGGACACGACTAGCAAATTGTCTCTGGGACTTCCCCACTAAGAGACTTGCTAGAGCAATCCGGAAAGGTTCGTTACTCTGCGGAACCCCAAACACCTTTGCGAATACCTCATCAAGAGGAACCTCAACCCTAGAAGGGCGGCGCCCTAAGCTTCGAAATCCCTTTTCTTTATCTTCTATAGCAAGAAGCTCATCGTAGATATCACCAATTATCCTACCCATTGCCGAGAAACCCTCGGGGGTACCGAAGAATATTCTCCAGCCCTCAACATCCAAGTCAACACTTGGATAGGCTTCTTTGGCTGCGTCAAGATTTGCTTTAGCCACTACATCTCCCTAACCCAGAGCTTTTGTTCGTGTTCTCTGAAATACTTATCGAGAGCATCAAACTCGGGACGCATGGTTCCATCAACCCACTCAAAGATAGAGTGCTCAGTAGGAAAGCCCATCTTAACGCGCTCTTCTTCATCCGATCTCTTGAAGGTATCAACGATATAGAAAAGTTCTTTCCCTAAGGAAATCATCTGATTCAACTGTTGCTGCCTGTGGATTCCGAACTTCATAGCCCTTTGCTTGGTCTGCTGAAACCATGCGGAGAAGTTACCATCGTTTGCAGCAGAATCTCGCTGCTTCTTTGAGATAGCCATGTTTTCTTTTAGCTTAGAGATCTGATCCGAGTACCCTCTCAGATCCATAGCCATTTGCTTAGCATCTATAGGGTCTCCCTCGTAGTCCTCGCCCTTAGATAGTTGCTGCGTCCATCTGAATACCATTAACTCCTGAATTAGAACTCTATCCAGGTCAGCTAAGTCCGTTTGCTCAGTAAACTTTAGATCTTTTAAGTAGAGATCGCGTGTTTCATTGAACCATTCGGCTTCTAGGTCAGTTTGAACAACAGTGTCTTTTCCGGACACCAATTTAACAGACTGGTGCTTAAGGATTGGATGTGGTATAGATGGCGTAGTCATTTGGTACTATACTATAACGCCTGTCAAATTAAGATGCTAAAACTGCCATCACAATTCTTTTATCATTACCTCACTGCGGGGAACTTCACCCGATAGTGCGCGGAAGACGCGAACATGAAGAGATTCAATAAGGTAATCATCTGAATAGGCCACGTTATTAAGAGCATCCTCAACCAGTTTAGCTAGGTTACTCGCATCCGATCGGCGCTTAGTCTTCGTGTAGAAGATAAGGGACATCTCGACCGGGACCTCAAACTTTGGTATACCTGCTTCTATCGCCGTCTCTCTTAGGCGTTTCTCTGCATCAAGAGTCTTCTTGGGGGTATAAGCACCCCATTTAGAAAATCTTGGTCGACCCTTCACAACCGGGTCTTCGAAATGAGTGAAGGTAAACAGGTCCATGCTAATAAATCGGCATTTAGCCTGTGCTAGAATAGGTTGGCCATATTCCCGATACAGTAGTTGACAGTATCGCCCTAGTTAAAGGAGGTTGCTTGTGAATATACCCTCAGCCTATAGGACCCTTGAGTCCATACATCGAAAGGCACCAGGTATTTCCCCCAACTAGGGAGGTGATCCAAAATCTCGGCAGACCCGCCTATATGGCGGGTTTTGTCGTTACTGGGAGTAAAATTCTCCAGTGGAACGATCCCAACCGGCCGAGTTACCGCCATCGGTCCAGTGGGCACGAGCGACACCACTCCCGCGAATTACCTTCATGCACGCTGGACACGGTGCGTCAGTTATATACAGGACCGCACCTCGTCTATCATCAAGTGATGAGTAAAGAAGGGTATTTACTTCCGCATGGATTGAAATACACCTACCAGGACCGCGCTCATAGTCGGAATGCTCTTGTAGCTCTTCATATGAAAGCTGACCACGCGGGCATGCACCTTCTAAGCAGCCAGAATCGCCAGCGGGAGCACCATTGTACCCAGTTGCTACAATCCTATTGTCCTTCACTAAGACGGCGCCTACGCGGCGTCTAGTACAATCGGCGCGAGCTGAGACGCTGTGTGCTATGCCCAGGAAATAGTCGTCCCAACCTGGGCGCTCAGACACGCATCTTCCTAATCTCGACTAGGAGTTCGTTAACCCATTCTGAATCAGGAGAATCGGGTAGGTTAGACGGGATCGCCTTAAACTCTGCATCCTTTTCCAAGAACATTTCAGATAGACGAGGAAAAGGAACGTCACCAAGGGCGAAAAGCTCCTCGCGCTTTTCCTTCGTTACACGGACATCCATAACCCCGTCGCGAAGTAACTGAGCCCCCTGATCAAATAGTCGAAAACAATGCCTGGCATGCTTCTTGACCCGCTTATCTGTCTCACTAGCTGTTTCACCATCAACAGACATCCGTCTCTCGATACGAGATAGTTGCTGACGTGCATATCCGCCGTAGGCAGCTCTGACCGCTCCCTCTGATAAGAACTTTGTTCTATTTGCCCTGATGAAAGTAAAAACTGAATCCTCCAGCTCAACACAATTCTGAGGAAGGAACATCAACTCAATAAGGTTAGGGTTACATCCAAGCGCCAGTCTGAAGAACTTACCTATTTCGTGGCCCTGAAAGTCAGGAGAGCTGCTAGTCACCGTCTCATCGGGTGTCTTCAACCCAAATATTTCTTCAGTTCGGAAAACGAATATACCCTTCCGGTCAACATCGCTATCCTCGGTATCTAAACCGTAAGCTACAGACCCAGTGATTCCTTTGAATATATAGTCCCTGTCAGGCATATTGCTTCACCTTTATTGGTCTACGGTAACGGATATCCTCAACCCTATACACATGAGAGTGGCCAGTATTCGGAGCCTTTACCTCCACGTTTATAACCATAGACTCCGTATGCTGCTCTATTCTAATGACACGCCAGTCGCCCTGTTTCCCGATGACACCAACGACATCCCCAACAGTAATTCTAGCAGTTGGGTTACGAATGAGACCTGTTTCAATCTCAATAAAATCGATTCCAGACCAAGAGCGAGGAGGTGGCACATGAGGAGTTGGTCTGAATAGATGTCTACCGCGATGCTGCTCCTTTAGGCAAACCAGGGAGCCCTTACTTGCGCCACAAATAGGAATGTCTTCTAGGCTCACGATCTTTTCACATTCAAGTGCATCGCTGCACCGATTACCAGTCGCTCTGTCGCCTCTGAACAGCTAAAGCAGTCTGGACCGTCTGCTCCATGTGAGCATTCTCCTCCATATATAACCGCCTCGCGCGTCCAAACAGCCCTGACCAGAGTCGCAAAAGAACCCTCATCATAGATTACTGGAATTCGCGTCATTAGAAATTCCCATCAGCAACCTGGAGGCAAGTAAGCCCCTCATCGCGCCACATCTCAACAACCTGATTACGGTCATCTAGAACGAAACGAATATTGAACTTACCTTTTATCTTTGCCTCGTAGAGTTCCTTCTTTACGATGGCATCCTTACGCTTATCAGCGGCCGGACGCATGAAGAGGTGATTAGGAAGGAACCCAAGGTGGGTAGTGAGCCAATTATGAGTTTCCTGCCAGTAAGTATCATCTCGACCCGAGCAGAAAACTATCTCCTCACCAGCAGCGTGTAAGTCCTTAACTAGCTGAACTACGGGTTTGTGTGGAATATCGGTGTGGTAGAGAGTTGGGTCATAGGGACCTCGACCATTCATAATAGCCACAGTTCCGTCAATATCTACCATAACGGCTGTCGGTAGGTTGGGATCGAAGTCCTCCGGGTTAGTGGGAGCCTTCGGAGGAACTAAGTAACGACGCCACATCTTGCGGATGACCTGTTCACCAACAGAGGCTGTGCGCTTCAAGTCACGCTTGATGCATTCCTCAACAGGAACATCAGTGAAGTCCTTAATCGTGAACTGATAACCATGCTTCTCACATAACCTACGAAATTCCTTTTCGCAATCGGGATGAAAGTTGGTATCGTCACTAATAACAACCTCAACGTTGTTTTGCATAGCGAGTTCGATTAACAGGCTACGACCGCCCTGAACGAGAGGCTCGGTCTTACCTCCACCGAAGCGGTCAAGGTGCAACATAATCCGAAGTAAATCTTGGTTGACCCTAACAGCCTTACCAGGAGCCCTATTCAGGACGTACTCGGCTGCCCAGGTGCTCTTCCCGGAGCCAGGGAGGCCCTTGGTCATGTAGAAATCTCTACGATCACTCACGATACATCCTCTGTCCTTTCTCCAAATGGCTTCTCGTGCTCGGGGCGCAATATCTTCCAGATAGCTTGGTGGTAAGGCTTACCATCATACATCAGGAACATCATACTAGCATACTTACTCTTCTGCGCAACCTTAGCGAACTCAGCTCGACCATCCTTCACTGGCTGCTGATCGAATTCTTCAAAGCCGGGAAGGGGGACATCGATGAAGGCTAAATTATTCAAGAACTCAATCTTGGCCTCAGATTCAATCTCGGAGAATGCCGTTTCTAGTCGATGAACCACCTTGTGGACCCAAGAGTAGAACTCATCCGGAACTCCGTCTAGAAGCTGCGCTAGTGAGGGATAATCTTCAACCTCTTCGTCGCTAATACTAATAGATCGTGCTATCTCCTTGGCTCCGAAGCCCCTCTTCTTTAGATCCTCTACAGCTATACACTCATAAATACTACGAGCAGTAACGTTCGTTAGAATTCTATGTAGCCGAACATACTCAGCGTGCTTGACCTTAACACGGAAGTTATTGTCAAAAACAACGACATAGCCTTCGGCATTTGGCACATCTCTGTCGATCAATTCAGAAAGGCTTTTAATCCCCTCATGACGATAAACATGAGGTCCAAAATAATAACGCTGATCATACAGATCGAACTCAGGAACTGCCATTCCTGTCTCAATATCCAAAACATCCAAAAGCACTAACAGATCTTTTGATCCATAATCCACAACGATGCGATTCGCTGGATAGATGATCTCGAAAAGATATGTATGATTCTCAAGGTCTGGACTAAACGGAAGCTTAGAGCCTGGACCATAATAGTGCTCTATGTTGAATCGGAGAACCTCAGTTGCGTGCTCAGCCTGTTCGCTATGAAATGATCCGCGAGTTGCGATAGCTAACCCATCCGGTGTGTCATAAAGAATCCCAAGAGAACCGTCCATCTTCTCTAAGACACGTATGGGTCCAGTAGGGATCTCATCATCAGTGTGCTGACCCAGATTGAAGAACTTCTCGAAGGGCCTAGCGACAATCTTACCTGTCTCAGTGTTGTAAATTAAACCACGAGTCTTTGAGGTGACCTCATCCCAGTCGTTAGCGTACTGGCATCGGGCCGTGTAATTTAGGATAGCTAGGGGGAGGGTACAGTGGTGGCGCTCAGCTACGTGGCCAAGATCTATTTTCTTACGTAGGGCTTCTGGATCAATCAGATCGTCTAACTGCACAGCTCTACCTCGCCATTGGGTTATAACTCATACGCGCGATGCGCTCGGGGCTGAAGTGTTTACGGATCGCAACGGCGGCAGGATCTTTGACGGGAACATGTTTGTTCTGCTTGTGCTGAAACCTAGAGCACCTCACTAGATACTCTAGCAACTCTTCCGAAGTTGTCAAGCTGACATCAATGGAGACCTTCACAAATTCACAGTGAGCACATCTAATTATCAACTGCCCATCTACATCTGTCCAGACGAAACAGTGTTCGTGCTTTTTATGGACCCATTTCTTCTGGGTCTTAGGAGGCACTCTTTATCTCCTCAGATAGGCTTACTTTTATCAGATCCAAACCGACACGACACTGATTGAATTCAGAATTAAGATCGTAATACTTTTCTTCAATTTCATGGAGGCGAAGGATTAACCCCACCTTATCTGTTTCGGATACGCCATGGATATTAGTTGTACTAATGACATTCAAGACTGCGGACATATCATTTAGAAGGGAGGTTATCCGGTCTGAGTAAATAATAGCTGGGTTCTTCTTTACCACGTTAGCAGTGTATAGCCCACTGTCCCATAGTCCGGTTTTAGGACCCAAGAATTCTAGAAATGTTGTAACTAGTTGTACCTGGGGCATTTCCCTGAGTGATTCCCACAAGGGGGGCGCTATATAGATCTTAGTGAACTCGCGACCCCATGTAAATGCGGAAGGCTCATGATATGTATAGACTAAATCCGGATCTTCACTTAAGTGCTCGATAGTAAATACTCGGGTGTCGACCTCTTGCCATACGGGCTTAAGTTGACCTTTGTCAATTTCCTGCTGAACCTGCTTCATGAGGTAGTCGCGCTGGGCCATTGCTTAGAAGTCTCCCTAGGTCCACCCGGACGTCAAGCCACTCGTCTAAAACATCTCCGACCTTCATGTTCCTGTCTATAGTCGAGAGGAACTTCAGCATCCTATCAATCGTCTCCATGGCGGGCTCATCCTGCCAGGACAGAGTAGGTAGCTCTGCTGTAAGCGTCGTAGGCTTCATACCATACAGTATCGGTAGCAGATGTCAACTAGGAGAATCTTTGCTGAGGTGCTGGCTAAGTAGTAACGGGCGTTTCTAGTGAGAGTGATCTACCGATTTGACAGACCCGATACGATCTAAAAACCGAGTCCGATCAATCACCGAAGGACGAGCGGTTACGAGCCAGGGGTAACGAATGAAAACGGACGTTGCAGCTAAAAGTTTCACGACGTGTAGCGCATGTAAAAAGACGATTTTTCCAGGTAACGAGATAGTCAGAAACTACCGGAATAATAAGTGGGTGCACGCCAGGTGCTTACCCGGAAGTGGGAAATCCCTAGAATCAGTTAACCTCGACCGTCAAAGAGTCATCGATACAGTCAGGTGTCCGAAGTGTTCCCAACCAACGGGAAGTAAGTGTCGAGACCTCGGTGTAGAAAGAGAATCCCTACATTTGCAACGTAAGAGAGCTTATGCGAACCTAGAGACTAGGAACTCGCGATTACCCCAACCTGAGGGTAGACATCAGGGTTCAGACGCGCGAACAGGGAACCATCAGCTAGTGTAGCTGGTGAGATCTCCACATCCATGAAGTAAGTTGCATCCTCAGTACCATCTGGCTGCACGTAGGTGCCATCAAATACCAGGTCAGCACCGCTTGTAGCGGAAACTCCACCGAATGCCGTTACGGTCACATCAACGGTAGCTGGTGCGCTCAATGGGGCGTACGTAGCAACGATGTGAGTTGAGTCAGTAACAGTAAAGGAAGTGGCGTCATGTCCGCCAAACTCAACATCCGTAACCCCTAGAAAGTTAGTACCAACAATTTCGACATCTTCATCACCAGGAAGAGGGGTTACTGAAGTTACAGTCGGTAGACCCGCATAAACGAAGTCATCAGCCGCAGAGGTAGTAGAAACACCACCTGGACTCGTAACCGTGATATCGACAGTTGCAGCAGAGTGTGCCGGTGCTACTGCGGTGATCTGAGTGTCGCTATTTACTACGTAAGAGGTCGCGTTTGTAGCACCAAACTTCACACCAGCGGCACCAGTAACACCCGTGAAGCCAGAACCGTGGATGACTACAGAAGTCGCGCCAGCGGTCGGTCCACCACCCGGAGCTACGCTTGAAACAACCGGGATCGGCTCGAACGTGAAGTGGTCGGCGCTTGAAGTCGCAGAAGTAGCAGTCGGGTTAATTACGGTTATATCAACAACACCAGCCGCGTGAGCAGGCGCAATAGCCGACATATGGGTCGGGTCAGTTAGAATAAAGCTAGTGGCTGCAACAAGACCGAAGTTTACGGCGGTCACAGTATCTAGGTTGGTTCCAACGATAGCAACGCTCGTTGTTCCTGTAATTGGCCCCGCTGCGGGGGTTACTGAGCTAATTGTCGGTGCAGCCATGTCTTACGACCCCTTTTCGGTCATTAGGGGCTCGTTAGACGATGCCCATTCAGTCTGTGAGAAACTATGTAGAGGATCGTTACCGTTCCGACCACAAACGCACTTGCGAATTGAAGACAGCTCAATATCCCCGACGCCAAAAAATGCATGTGGCAAATCGAGGTTATGGGTAGCCTTCTCGGTAATAAGTGTCACGAAGACTTTATCGGCTATTCTTGAATAAGATGAAAGCCTATTACTCTTCGGTGGAAGTAGCTTCCGAAATTACGGGATCTGGAACTACTACCTCAATAACGTCCGTTGCTGGTTCTGCCACTACTTCAAATGCGGACTCGTGAGCAAAGAGTGATCTACCAACCTGAACGGCGGACAAATGCTGTGCGCCGGTTCCGAGTACTCTATCTTCAGCCATTGTATTACCTCCTGAAGAGTATATCGGCATTCAACCGATAAAAGTGTTCCCGGCTGGACTTGAACCAGCAACCTTAGCCTTCGGAGGGCTACGCTCTTCCATTGAGCTACGAAAACAAGACTCACTTTGTAGCCGATAACGGTTTCGATCCGTTTCTCCCTGAGTGAAGGTCAGGAGGGCTAGCCAGTACCCCAATCGGCCAAACACGCTCGATGAAAACGCAATAGTTAGCTCCCGTATAGGGTTCCATCGAGCGTTGGTGGAGGTGGGGAGAGTTGAACTCCCGTCCGACATTACGTTTGTGCTTCTTCTACGAGCGTAGTCCCGGTCTTAAATGTCAGCTTCCGGCATTGCGGGACTCATCCGGTGAGCTTAGTTCGTGTATCTTAGCTCCGACTACTCGAACACCTAATCGGAGAGCGTTCCTCTAGCTGACGCCAGTTACCGAGTCGAGGAATCCTCGGGCTGACGGTTCCTAGGCTACGAGAGCGTAAGAACGAGCGGGCACGAATGCCTCATTTATTTTATGCAACAAGAGTTTTGAAAGACTTCCGTGTTACCTTGGTCTTGCTCGCTTCTCTCACATCAGCAGATGCCGTCGAAACCCGGCACCCCCATGTGTAAACCCTATTCAGTTGTAGAATTCATATCGGTTTGCGTCACGTGCGATAATAACACTATGAATGGTATTGCTGTAGTTTGCCCGATAGATGGAAGGGTTGAATTAACGCCTGAGCGTGTGACCCTCTATCTATTTGACGACCCCTACGGTAAACCATATTACGAATTCGTTTGCTCTAAGTGTTCCCAAGCTTACCAGAGGGATGCTAACTCTGCAATAGTGGCGCTTCTGTTCCCTATGGTTGAGCACGTACTGAGCCATGTACCACTAGAGCTGGTAGAATCCAATCCCCAAGGCCCAGCTATCACCGAAGACGAGATTACTGACTTCATCCTAGAGATGAGTCGTCAAGAACGGGAACGGGCACCCAGGACAGTGTGACCATTGTCGGCCCGGAGGGAGTCGAACCCCCGACACCACGGATAGGAACCGCGTGCTCTTCCTCTGAGCTACGAGCCGATGGTCGTCCAGGTTGGAATCGAACCAACTATACCCGGTTAGATGGTCGCTGGAGTGGGAGTCGAGCCCACGACGGCCTCTTTATGAGAGAGGTGCCTCACCCTTCGGCTTCCCAGCGTTGACGCGCCTTTTGTGAGTTCTAATTCTGTGACAGTTGGCACATACAAGCTCACACTTTAGGATCTCCGCTTTTAGTATCTCGACGCTCCCACGCCATCCTTGCGATAAGGATGAGATGGATGTAATCTTCTCACTTCCGGGGAGGTGGTCGAAATCCATGACGTACGGAGGGTAGAGGATACCACAGTCTGCGCATGGTGTCGACTCTTTGATTTCCCGTATCAAATTTCTGCGGTCATCAACCTTCTTTTTGGTATTTTTCTGGACTCGACTTTTTTGTAAGTCCTTGTTCTCAGAGTACCAAGTTTTCAGGTAAGCGTTTCGACACTGCTTACAGTGATACTGTAAACCATCTTTCGTAGCTACGTTACGGCCAAACTCACTGTGCGGTTTGGTTTGCTTGCAATTTGAACAATTCTTCACTTTCATAATATCGGCGGGTTGCCCGCCTTATGAGAGCGGTGCCTGACCGTTTGGCCTCTGAACGATGGTGCCCCTAGAGAGATTCGAACTCCCGACCTTCTGGTTCGTAGCCAGACGCTCTTTCCACTGAGCTATAGAAGCTAAACCCCGGCTACATACTCTTCAACGCGCCGGGGAGACGGGCACGAATGCCTATGAAGAGGTTGCGTCTGGGTAGTGTTTAACGGTGATCGGCTACCCCAGCCTACCGACCTTCCGGTACGTGCCGCTTCCCGCAACAGGTCGCGCGCCCCACGCACAGGGCAGCTTCATCATATCACATTTTATTCATCGGGTCCATAAGTTTGATTTCGCGCCTTACGAAGAGTGCTGATCAAACGATTTACCCCAGACCTATCATACACTATGCCATTGATGGTGACCTCTGGTTGGGAATTTCCCCAAGCAACGATAATATCTGGAGGTAATCCATCTCCATCAATTCGAGTGCTGTCGTAGAACTTTTCTTTTGGCATCACGCCACCTTTCTTTCACGGCTTCACGCCGTTTTCCCTTCACAATGAAGGGAAAGATTTATCGTAGACCAAGCTTGATGCTACACACAGGCCACGCTGACCAGTCTGGACGCCCAGCTAAGGCTCTTGTAGCCACTAGGATCTGCTGCTCCCTGGTGGCCTCGTAGGCGTGCTGAGCGAAGGTCGCGCCGCCATACTCGATCCATGTAGAGTGGAGGAACTGGAGACCGCCCTCAAACATACCAGCGGTGTCAGCCCAGTTACCAGAGGACTCACACTGAGCTAGATGATCCCATACGGTATTGTATGCTACCGGAGTTGGTTTAATAGGTTTGGGTTTAGGTGCATCTTGAACCATTAAATCATGGAACGCGAATGCTGCACTTACGGAGTCTTGATAACTGAATACTACCGGCTGAGTATCAGAAGCTGCGATAATATTCGGCGGTTTACCTGGCGAAACTACAGCGATGATTAGGACAATAAGGAATTTGATAGCATAGGGCATGTGTCTCCAGAGGCAGTTGCGGCGACACCCTCATTCAAATCGAATTTTGGGGCGTCCTGGCTGAACCCCTGGTGGGGCTCCTTGCTATTTACTTATAGTAAGTTAACACGGCGTTCGCCTATTGTCAACTTAAGTGGGTACAGTCTCTATGGACACCAATCCCCACAGATCGCCGGATGACGCTGACTTCAGGGTGTTTCTAGAATATCCCTCATGCGCTAACCACACCCAACTTCGCCCCTGGAGGCCGAGGCAACTGCGTACCGGATGAAGGACTCGAACCTTCCGCAAACTCCTTGTAAGGGAGCCAGTCTACCCCATGACGTAATCCGGCAAACTGGGCCATCAAGCAATCCGCCGACCAAGCTTCATGCGCGGCGCGGTGGTCTAAGCCGCATTGCCAGTAGCCGACAGGCAGCTACCGTTGACAACCCTTGTACCGATGAGAGGACTCGAACCTCCAACATCCTGATTCTAAGTCAGGCTCCTCTACCAATTGGGATACACCGGCATATCTTACTACGTGGCCCACCTCAGATTCGAACTGAGACTGTACGGGTTTTGAATCCGTCCCCTCTACCTATTGGAGTAGTAGGCCATATTTACACTATCGGTAAATAATAGCATAACAGTGAATATCGAGCCGCCGACAGGAATCGGACCTGCGTAACTGGGGTTGCAATCCAGCGCCTAACCATTCGGCAACAGCGGCAAATTTGACTGAGTGCGCCACTCACAGGTCTCCGACGTATGAAGTCGGTGTTCTTTCGCGTTACCCAGTCTATGTAGGTGATAGTAACATAAGAGAGGGCTCAATATGGATCGGGACGATTCTATCACAATCGATCCGTCATCACATCAATACACGCTGGCTACCTGAACTATGCAGCGGAAGATGTAGGAGTCGAACCTACCGGAGTTTTACCTCGTACCTGATTAGCACTCAGGCTCCGTCGCCGTGCGGGCATCTTCCATGCTGCGCAAAGGGCTTTCGAGTTCCCAATTCGGTAAGAGCTTAGCCAGCCGTCTTCGGGCATATGACTCCGAGCGTATCTGACAGACTATGACACTCAAACCTATGGCCGTGCTTGGCCAACGCGAGCCCCACGCAGGATTCGAACCTGCGACACCTTGGGTAGAAACCAAGTGCTCTAGTCCACTGAGCTAGTGAGGCACAACTTTCCAAACCTTACCATCACGAACCTCAACTTTCAAGTTCGCTTCCTGCATATCTTTCTCTACCTGCTGTTCGGGTGAAAGTCGATTTCCGACGACCCGAGTAATCCAGATCTTAAACTTAGCAGACTCAGCCATTCTTCGGAAGGCGGTTCTCTTATTTTGTAGCTGAGAACGCTCCTCGCGTGACTCACCGCGAGCGCCCGATGGATGATGAATAATCCGAACGCCAGTATCGCGAACGTTCTGGTTTTGACCGCCATTACCACCAGAACGGAAGGTCTGCACTTCGCAGTCGTTAACCGTTACCGAGAATAGCTTTTCTTTCACCATGTACCCCGCGAGAATTACGATATCCCGACCCGCCGATTAAAAGTCGGCTGCTCTTCCTCTGAGCTAGCGAGGCTTGTTTCTAGCAGTCTAACACAAGTACACCCGGTTGGAATCGAACCAACGTCTGCTGATTAAGAGTCAGCGGCTAATCCCCTCAGCTACGGATGCATGACGCCAACCAGATTACTGTGCACAAGTATTTCTGGCTGACTAGAAAACAGGGTCTTCATTGACCTGTGGGCCTCCAACTAACTGTCTTCTTGCGGAAAGTAAAGGAATCGAACCCTCAGGTTTAACCCTGGCACGGTTTTCAAGACCGATTGCGACCATTCGCGCTACCTTCCAAGAAGCGCGCCCGGAGTTTTCAGACCGGGGACCTTCGGCTGTGGTGCCGATGCTCTATTACTGAGCTACACACTAGTGCCACGCCGAGGAATCGAACCTCGCTATCCGTAGGAGCAGGTTTTACAGACCCGCGTCTGTCCCAGCAGTCATGGCATAGGTGAGAGGGTCGGATTTGACACCGACACTTTGATCCCTTATCAGGTTGCCTCTCTATTGGGCTACCTCTCACAGTGTGTCTAGATGGGGTCGAACCATCGTATCCCGAGTCACAGTCGGGCGCTCTAACCACTGAGCTATAGACACCGCGAGACGTACGGGATTTGAACCCGTGACCTTCACCTTGACAGGGTGACGAGCACTCCGCTGCTCCAACGTCCCAAGTGATAATTCTTCATATATTCAGCCTTGCGAGTTTTACATAGCACACAGGGGCAGTTTTTCTTTCCACTAATACCACCACCGTGATCTACCGTTCCGAGCGAACCCTCTAGTTTAGATTTATCGAGATGGCAATCGTTACACAATAACTGACACTTAGACAACTCATCTATTAGGATGACCCAAGGCTTATCTAGATGATAACCGCTCATTTCGAAGACCTTTGTAGCAGGGATGATGTGATCAAACTGAAGATTCTCAGCTACACCACAACTAGAACAAAGTCCACCCAGCGCAGAGACTAGAATTCGTCTGCGTTTATCTCGGATGAATCTTTTGCGTTCGGTATTTCCCACGTGGACCCTAGGGGAATCGAACCCCTTACAGCCTCCTTGCAAAAGAGGATCGCTACCTTAGCGTAAAGCCCATATCAGGTTACTAAGCGACCTTGCGTATAGTAACCCTGCTGGCATGGTAGGAGTCGAACCTACGAAGTCCTGGTTAACAGCCAGGCGCCCTGAGCCGACAAGAGCATCATGCCAATAACGGTTAATGTCGGGGGCTCGTCACCTCGAAGCATGCTATTCATCAACCAGTGGCGGAGGCAGGATTCGAACCTGCGTCGTACGGCTTATGAGGCCGTGCTGGGGCCGAACTCCAGTCCACTCCGCGACGTTATTATGTGTCAGAACTATACCAAAAACAGTACTGTTCTGTCGTAGTCCGTGCCGGATTCGAACCGGCGATTTCCTGCGTGAGAGGCAGGCGTGATAACCGCTACACTAACGGACCATGATTCTATCATATCGACGTACAGGAGGTAAGATTCGAACTTACACCGCTAACGCTTATCAGACGTTTCCCTCAACCGCTTGGATGCTCCTGCATGTTACGTACGCCCGCAAGGAATTGAACCTTGTCCGCTGAGATATAAGCTCAGTACCGTCAAACCGTTCGGTCCCAGGCGCTCGTCTTACTATGTCGTATCCCACGTCCGATTCGAACGGACACTAGACGGGGCTTAAACCCGTTGCCTCTACCGTTGGGCTAGTGGGACATGCTGTCTACATTGTAGCATAAGCTGGCTACCCTAGATTCGAACTAGGAAGATCTCGGGTCAGAGCCGAGTGGGTCTACCGTTCCCCTAGTAGCCAATAACGAGCGGGCGTCTGTAGATCGTTTAATATCCGGTCCTAAGACAGCCGTGATACCCACTCTAGCTGGAGAAGCAGGATTCGAACCTACACCGGCCTGATTCAAAGTCAGGTGAGCTACCAATTACTCAACTCTCCAATACGGAATCAATCTCCCATAATCACGGAATGGTTACCGTAAGACGCAACCGCGTTGGGCTACTACCTCTTTTCCATCGATTCCAGTGGTTCCTGAAGGACTTGAACCTTCGCACAGCGGGCTTCAACCGCTTGCTCTACCAACTGAGCTAAAGAACCAGAGGTACGGGAGTAATTTCGACGTGCGCATAGGTAACCAACCTACCGCCTGCCGCAGAACACTTTCCATACATCCTGCACCACCACGGAACCCCTCTGAGCGTGGTTAGCGTCAGCCAGGGTTCCAGTTAGTGCATTGAGCGAAAGACGGGGCTCGAACCCGCGACCTCCACCTTGGCAAGGTGGCGCTCTACCAACTGAGCTACTTTCACAACGAGCGGTCACCGGAAACCGGCGTTCTATCGGGCTCCATATGGCCCGATGTCCCTATTGAATACCGCTTCAAGAGCTACCACAAGGACTCGAACCTTGCACCTCTTCCGTACCAGGGAAGTGCTCTACCAGATGAGCTACGGCAGCAAATGAGTGATGCTAACAAAACATCACCAGAGCCAGATGCAGGAATCGAACCCGCGACATCCTCTTTACAAGAGAGGCGCTCTTCCAACTGAGCTAATCTGGCAAAATACGAGCCAAACTGGAGAATCGAACTCCACTACAAGCCGTACGAAGGCT